TTAACCCGCTTCAGTCTCTAAATTATGTCTTTCTGCTAACCACTTGTCAAGCTCATGCTCAAACCAAAATGATGAGCTACCATCTTTCCGCTGAGCCGGAAACTCACCATTATCTATCATTCTGTAAACTGTCGCTCTTGACACACCGATTTTATCACACACCTGCGTCATTCTAAGTCGTTTTAGTCCCATCTTCGCCTCCAATTGCTTTATACAGTTTATTCAGCGCATCAAGCCCACGCTCAGCAGCCGCGCCCATTTCATCGACCTTATTTTGCAGCTCTACGTTTACTTCATTGACTGATTTGACCCATTTGCTCATCTTGCTTGGATAGTGAGTGTTTTCTACCCACTCTTGGGCTGCTTCGCATGAGTCAAATTCAGGCGGTTCATCTTTTCTGTCACTTTCATCAGTATCAAATTTTCGGTAGTCGACATAAAAAATACCGCCTGCTTCCACTCTGATGAGGTACTCATGGGTAGGAGACTTGGTTTTAACAATTACGTTTGAGTTTTCAGTAAAATACTCGCCCCATTCCCATTTTAACGGCTTTAGCGGCAAATCACTCATCGTTAATCTCCTTGGGCAGAGTAGGTAGCGGCATCCAATGTGTTACTTCAAACGGATGCCAACCATTTTTTACTGTCCACCCATGTAATAGCCAGTCATTAGGTCTAGAATGGTGGTTGTAGTGACCCGTCCATTGATAGCCAGCATCTGTAAACACTAAAACTTTTTCACAATCATCAGGCACTTGCTCATCAACACTAATCCATTGATCAACCAACAAAGCTTCTGCAAACTCATAAACATATGGGTTCAAGTCCATTGTGCCGTCCGGCTGCTCTTTTAGCTTAAACCCCTTGTCCAATGCCAGTTTTTTGATTTGTTCTTTAGTCATTGTTAGCTCCTTTTGGCGGCTCTGGTAGCGGCATCCAGTGTGAAACATCGCCAAACTTGTACTGAATCTTGGAGTTAATAGACCAAATGTAAATATGGTCGTTGTTAACTATTTTGTTTCCATCATCGTCCTGATTGGGCATTAATATGCCGCAACGCATGCGACCATCTTTTGCCAGAATCAAGACAGCATCAAATAAGTTGGGATGCTCATCTTTAACAGCAATCCACATCGGATAATCAGTAATCAAGCTGTCACGTAGCTTTTCGGCTTCGGAGTAGGGTAGCATCATGTTGATTGACTCTTGTACTATAGTTCTCTTTCCGTGTTGCGTCGTTATATCAGTTCCGATGTACAAAGCCCCATTATCTTCTGCTACTAGAATATCTGCCTTGGCAGGTTTATTGGCGTAGTTAATATCTATCTCATATTCGTAGCTCATGGCTTGCGCTCCAAAAGTTCAGGGTTCTGATGAATGTTGCCGATAACAACGTAGCCATCGCAGCCAGATCCATTAATAAATGAAACAAGGTCGCAATCATAATTAATCCCAAGATCGCCCTTGATTTCTGTATCAAATCCAAATTTGCAATCGCAAAATGAGACCGTGCAAATGTGGTAATCCCAGTTGCTTGAAAACTCAACAATATCGCCCTCGTAAATCTCAACGCCGTTTTTGTCTTTGAGGCCTGTGTACTGCATAACCTTGACATACTCAAGATTCAGCAATCTATGCAATCTCTCAAGCTCGCTGATATTGTTCCAACTAATCATAACTTTTTGATATTCGTCCCAAGCTCTAAACTTAATATCTCGCATAATCCAATCCTCATCAGTTAACTTTAATTAAACCAACTTAAAAATTGGCTTAAGTAAAGCGACTCATTACGTGAGTCAATCGGTCTAGTCTCAGTCACGCTATTGCTAGCGCAGAAAAACGACACGGGTCGATTGTGTAACATTTGTCGATACACGCTCAGTTGTTGCCGGCGACCTCACTAGACTGCTGCGGTTATTGCATGTCGCATCACTCACAGCCTGACGCGTCCGCATATTGCCCCTGCGGATGGGTTATTTGTTAAAACGGAATTGAGTCGTCCGCAGGCGGTATATTGTTTTGAGGTTGATACTGCTGCTGTGGCTGATAATTTTGATTACCGTTTGGCGCTTGTCGATTGCTCTGACTGCTAGCTTCGCCGAGCATCTGCATCTTGTGCGCTTTGATACTCGTTGAATAGCGCTCAATGCCGTTTTTATCAGTGTATTTGTTGGTGCGCTGTGTGCCCTCAATATAGACTTGACTTCCCTTGCGTAGGTACTTGGCTGCTACACCGCCCAAACCGCCAAACAAGCTGACTCGCCACCATTCTGTGTGTTCTTGTGGATTGCCTTGTTTGTCCTTCCATTTCTCAGATGTCGCTACTGAGATATTTGTTACGCTCTCGCCATTGCTTAACTGTCGTACCTCAGGGTCATTGCCCAAGTTGCCGACCAAAATTACCAATTGATGACTCATGTATTACTCCTACTCCTGCTCATTGACTTCACAATAAAATTCTTTATGACACTTTAAGCACGTTCTTTTCTCGACCTCCACAAAGATGCTGTCTATAGGTTCAAGACTGTGCGCTTCACCACAATGTGGGCAAATGACCGCTCTTTGTGACTTGGCAAAACCAAATTTATCCAGCTCTTGCATTTGTTGTAACAGACTAGCTGTTTCAGCTTCGACATATTTTTTGCTGCAATTGTTGATATCGTCACCATGATGACAGATGTCAAATCCGATAATCCATGCATCACCATCAACACAGTCGGGATCATTGACAAACTCACTGCCAAGACTACTCCAAGTCAGACCACCATGCACATCTACCGGAATAGACGTATATTCAACACCATGCCACGAGCTGCTTTTCGGTATCACAACATAACCATTGCCCCAACCGAGAGGAGTAGTGCGATATGTGTTCTCTCTAATAAAAGACTTCATGCTTTTCTCCATAATTAAAAAGGTAAATCGTTTATGTATTCTTCGACTTCTTCGTCAGTGCGAGGTTCGTCGGGTTTTGGGTCTGTCATGCTACCTCTCCTGTAGCTATTTGCTCATAAAGCTCTTGGTAATAGTCCTGCACCAAATCCGACTCAATCTTTTCTTTCGCTGAATCTAGTAAGTTGCTGTCAAAAGGCACAAACACAGATCGGATGCGCTTTTGCAGTGGTATTTGATTGACTAGCTCAATATGGTCATAAGGGTCATCGTTATAACCAAGTATGCCTGATGGGGTGGGTAGCAAGACAAAATCAACGTAATGCTGTTCAAGCTGCCATAAGTCCATGTAAACTAAGCCTTGCCAATCGTAACCTGCCGCCTTGACTTTTTTGTCAGCGTCGCTTTGCGTCCACGGGAAGCTATCAATTGACCAGCTGCACTTAGTATCCCTGATGCTATCCTTGGTTAGTAAGTCGCACTCACCAGTAAACCACTCGTTTTCTCGACGCGCTTTGTTTTTAGTAAGGACAACTGCTTTAAGTAAGCTAACCGCCTTGATAGCATCGTCTTCAAGCATCAAGCCTTTTTGAATTTGCTTAGCATCAAGCTCTTTCCGATAGCCCAAGGCGTCTAGCAGCACTGCATCTAAAATCACTTTTTTACAAGTTTCGCCAAGCTCACCTTTTTTCTTTGAGCCGGTCATAAAGTCACCTAGTCGGCTTGCCCTGCATTTGAATTTCATAGCGCTGATATCTCCGATCTTTGTTGCTCGCTAAGTATGTAACCTGCTTTACCTCTTAGCACATCAACCTTGTCCAAGTCACCACCTTTGATTGAGTTGATGACGTTGTTATATATCTGTGGGTCATTAGATATATCCATCTGTATAAGCGCAGGTTCGGGCTGATTGTCTGCATATTCAAACGATGTTTGACCATCGACATCACGTATAACCGCTTGGTCTGCCTGCACTGCTTGGGCTAATGGCGCATCAATTGACAAAGGTGCTTGCTTGCTCAATAGTAGTTTGATAACTGTCTTTTGAGCCATTGCTTCAAAGTTGTCAGCCCATACTCCGCTTCCGTATTTATAAGACTTGCTGTATTTCTTGGCATGTTGCTTTATTTCATCAAGTGACATTGCCAAATGAGCTTCAAAGCCGTTAAGCAATTGAAAGTAAGCTATATAACCAGTTATTTCTCCCTGCGGCGGCTTGGGCAAAAAAGAGGTTAGGCGTTCATATACACTTTGCTCGGTGTCTTCTGAGTAAGTAGCGCAAGCGTTAATACGCTTAAACTGTCCTGACCGCTGAGCCAGTTGAATAAAGCCCTTATAGCCAAGTTGAAATTGAGCCTCAACAATTTTAGGCTTCCAAGACCCGTCAGGATTTTTACCTTGACTTTTCTCATAAGGAATAATGTACGCAAATCCCAAATTCTGATTGACTGGCAGATTTAGGGTTGCTGCCATCATTGCAGCGCTTAGCAAGGTATGTGGGTCAGCATTTGATAATTTGTTATTGCTGTTCACAATCTGTAAAACGCTTGTCGTAAAACTTGCAGCGTTTTTTCCAAGTAGCTCATTAAATCTGTTCTGAACTCCACTGCTTTTAAAAAAGTCTCTTATAGTTACGTTGCTCATAGTTTTATTCCTTATTATTCGGGCAGCTCTGTAATCTCATTGCCGTTGCAGTCGTAAGGGACGCAATACGTAAAGCTCAAAGTTTTTGCGACATAGCCTCCCATCTTAAAAGGATAAGACGCGCGCCCCGATCGAGATACAACTTTCAAAAGGCTACACTCGCGCGCTTCATCCTCCGAATCATCACTCACCTTACCTAATATGTACCTCTGCTTTCCGAGCCAAGCCAAAGCAATCTCACTAGCAGTCAGCGGCTTTTCTTCAAGCTTTTCAAAGACTGCGTAGTCTTTTTTGGTGAATATGCAACGAATCTCATCATCTACAAAATCAAACCACAGCTCACGACCATTGCTTTCAGCTGTAAAGTCAGGGTTAGGCAACCTAGTAACTGTATAAACATCACCTTGTTTTATTTCTCTATAAGTAAGATTAAGTCCTTTCGTGCAAACAATCTTGTCGCCGACTTTGATGTCAAGCTTGGGTTTAGCAGTCTCACGTTTAATAAGTGAGTTTTGCCAGTTGCTAGTATCGTAGCCACCACTACTCACTCTTATGACCTCTTTATTCTCAAAACGTTTTTGAGCTTCGTCGCTTATATTTAAAGCTGTCCTAGTAGGTTGATAAGTATATAAATACACAGCTCCATCAGCGCCAACAGCAGCCCACTGATATTTCTCGTCTTGACCATCAAACACCGACTGGTCTAGCTTCTTAAGCTCAGTCTTAGCTAACCCTAGTCGCACAGCATGTCTATCGAGCGATTCGCAATCAGCTTTAAATTGTTCTTCGCACTTAGCATCAAAATCAGGGTCCGGCAGAGCATGATTAAGCTCGGTTATCATTCTGTCTTGGTCGTTCAAGCGCTGATTTATTTTGTTAATTTCTTCTAACAAAAGCTTTTTAGTAATCTTATTCATAATCTCCATCCCTCCGATTTGCTGCCAAAAACTCATTAGCGTGTTTATTAGCCGCTCTAAAGTTCTCTAGCGGCTCGATAGTTGATGTTGCTATATCTCTGTCTAGTTGAGTCAGTACGGGCTTGTGACAGCCTGTAATAGCGCAAACAATAAGTATTACGCCAACACACATAAGACCGACTATGATTTGCTCTACAGCGCCCAGTAGCTCTTGTATTAGCTCATCCTTGCTCATGCTCTGTCTCCAATTTTGAAGCCGCGGTTTTTAACCGCCCACTGCTCTAAATATTCGAGTTTTGCGAGCACTTTTTTTGCATCCTCTTCCGTCTTAATATCAGCGGTGTGATACTTAAACCCCATGTGTTGAGTTAATGCCTCATATAAAGACTTTCGGCTTATTGCTCCCTGTTGCCAAATCGGATCTAGCTTCCTATGTATCTGCATTCTCAGCTGTTTGATTTCGGGCGTAGCAATCACGCCAAGTGGCTTAGCCTTCTTGCCATTTCGGTGACAGCCAACATGGTTGCCGCAGGTGTCACATTTCCAAAATTTCAAACTGTATAAATCACCTCGATGAGGGTAAATCTCTTTGCCGTCTGTCAGTCTTGCATTAACCTCACCATCACAGCCGCAGCAATGTATTTTTCTAGTATTCATGCCGCTACCTCCCTCCATTCTGATTCATGTACTAGAGCGTCTAGCTCTGTTCCGTAGATATCTAAGCCGACGGTCTCCCTGAGTAGATTTTGATAAAACTCAATGTCCATCCAGTCCGTAAGCGGCAGCTCTACACAGTTGCTATGACCAAGCTCGACCTTATGTAATATCGCGAACTCACTACCGTGAGGCGTCTCGTGTAACGTATAAGACAAAAACGCCATGCCTGATTTACTGTTAATTGATACTGTTTCCATGACGTTCTCCTCATGCGTAGTCACTGTGATAAGCTGCAATCATTGCGCGCTCGACTTGCTCATACGTGTCGTACTTGCTAAAAATGTCATCAACTAATGATTCTAAGTCGATATCCTCAGTAGCAAGCTCGTTGTCATCACCATCAAAGCAAGTAGCAGTAATGTCTTTAATTTCTACTTCTGCACGGTAGTTATCCCAGCCGCATTCGACGTTGATACCTAAGTGTTCGCTATCATTAATGTCGATTTTCAGCTCAACATCTCGTCCGCCGCAGCTAACCCAAGGTTTAGAGCAGCTATAATTTTCAACCTTTACTTTTCCGATAACTTGCGTCATAATTTAATCCTCGCTTATGTGAGTAAAGCCCCTTTGCCGTCCAAAGTTCAGGGGCTTTTTTTATGTTTAAAATTTAATGTCCTTGTCACAGCTACAATATTCATAATTTTCATCTCCAGCTTGCTCATGTTCGAGCTGCTCTTTTAGTAGCTCAATTTCCAAATCAGTCATAAGACCTCCTTAATTAAATTCAGTTATCACGGCATAGACGACTCATTGAATCGCCTATAACTTAATAACTCTCGTTCAATTCACGACGTTAAATAATTAATCGGTAGCTCGTCGCTTGCCGTTTGTTTATTTGATGAGTTAATAATAGCAATGCTATTAATGCAAGTCAATAGCTGAGCTATTATTTTTGTAAAATAAATATTATTGGTATTAAAAAGGCTTAATTCAGGCACAAAAAAACCGCCACGAGGGCGGTTGTGCTGATAATTAGGTAAGTTGCTAGACTAATGATTTAGAGTGATTTACAGCCACTCCACATACACTGAAGGGAGTAAATCTACTATCTATAATAGGGTAGTTTTCATTGGAGGGTACAAGCTGAAAGTATTCCGTTCCGGTTTTTTCGTCAAATCCGCGCGGTCTCCATCTCTTAAAAGTTGTCTCTTTACAACCATCTTTAAGAGCAATCACACAGTTGCCAGCAACCGGTTGCCGGTCAGTGTTTATTAACACCATGTCTCCGCTCTTGAAATCCGGCTCCATACTGTCTCCCTCAATTCTAACCCAGAAACAATATTCTCCGTGCTCTCCAGCATCGTAAGGATATCCTTCTTCCACGATTGCGTCATCAAAGTATTCTCGAAAGTTACCTGCTTGTACGTAGTTCAATATTGGCGCCTTTTTAAAGTTAGATACACCAACCACATCAAAATTATCGCCGCCAAGCTGCCTTGCTAAGCTTGGCGAAAAGTCTGCGACTGGCACATCGAAAAATTCAGCAAATTTAATAGCCGCATCTAAATTCAATGCGATCTTTCCGTTTAAATAGTGTCCGACTGCGCCCTGCGTCCAGTTGAAATGATGAGCAATGATTTCTTGACTCAATGGCTTGCCTTGAGCCTTGTACTCATTCTTTGTGCTTTCATAGATAGCTTTTAACCTAGCGGCATCTTGTTTTTGCTCTGGCGTTATATTGCGCTTTGTCATAAATACCTCAAATAGTTTTGCGCTATTTTGTAATAGTAATGCTATTAATACAAATACCACTGCTATTGCTTTTAATAAATAGCAATGCTATTATTAATTAACAATGATATTAAAGAGACTCAAATATGGACATAATCCCTTTACACGTCGCTGTCAAACAGCGCAATCAAGATGAAATGGCAGGGCTATTAGGAGTAACTCAGGGCGCTGTATGGCAAGCAAATGTAAATAAAAGAAATATTTTCATTGTTAAAGACGGAGAAGACTACACAGCGTTCGAAGTCAAGGCGGTTTTTCGCACTAAACCAGATTTAGAAGCAGTTACTCGACTAATCAGCCAACCAAGATTAGAGGAAACCTAAACCATGAAATCATTATCACCCGAACAAATTGCATGGTCACGCAATATGCAAACGCAAATATTGCAGGCAGTTGACAAAGGTTGCCAAAAAGAGATAGCGGAAGCCATTGGAGTTGACAGCAGCACCGTGTCACGCCTTAAAGAACATCACCTTGCAACCGTTTGCAACCTGATGGCAGCTATTGGTCTTAAGGTCGTACCGGCAAACATGAAATGCTACAACGAACAAAAAATAGATATTTTATTCCGCTTGGCTAAAGACAATTTTCAGCGGCTAGAGCAAGTCGATGACTTTTTCCACGATGACGCTGCAATGCAAATAGCCGAGGGCACTTATCAACCAAGGAGCAAATTATGAGCTGTAGTGACTGTCCAAACTTAACAGATAACAGATGTTGCCACGAACGACCTTGCGAAGTGACAGGCGACGATGCGGCAATCAAGAGAGAATTTGAGCGGATAGAAAATCAAGGAGGGAGTGGTGATTGAAACAGTTAAGTCTAAAGAGGGCAGGAAGGGGTATTACATACTCAAGAAATAGAAAAACCCCGATCAGTGGCGACTGATTGGGGCTTAGTAATTCTTTCGAATACAAACTTACAAGAGATATCAAATCATGAATCAATCTATTGAAAACAAATTAACTCACGAACGAGATATTACTATGAATTTACCAATATTACAAGACCAGACTACTCAAATGACGAGTCGAGAGATTGCAGGTCTTACGGGCAAGAAGCTTTATCACGTTAACCGAGATGTTTTAGCGATGTTTAAAGAGCTTAATTTAGATAAATCCAGATTTGGTTCTATCTATTTTGATAATAAAAATCGCAAGCAAGTCGAATACATACTAGATAAAGAACTGACCTTCACGCTAATAACTGGCTATAGCATCAAGTTAAGAAACGCAGTTGTCAAGCGATGGTTAGAGTTAGAAAGTCACACTGAGTCACTGCAAGACGAATTAAATAAATGGTGCGCTAAAGAAGATTACGACAAGGCCGTTGGCTCACTGCATGGCAAGGGCTTAGCTGAGCGCAAGAAAACCAAGAACCTAAACACTACTGTGATTAACGGACTTGTGCAGCAAATGCAATTCAAGATCGTTTTTGATAACGACTCCAAAAATATGGTGACCGAGAGCAGGAATGGAGCTGAATGGCAAAACACTATGTACCAAGCAATGGAGATGAATCAATGAGCTTTAAATTAGTAGCTGCTGTATTTGATATGAAGGTAGGTAATCCACTGCGAAAAATGGTGCTTATAAAGTTGGCAGACCAAGCTAATGATGATGGTATTTGTTGGCCAAGCTATGAGTCTATAGCTAAGTCGTGTGAAATCAGTAGGCGCTCTGTGGTCACTCACATCCAATGGTTAGAGGATAATAATTTTTTGTGGGTTGAAAAAAGATACAACTCTGATGAAGGTAAAAACTATAGCAATAGATATCACCTAACTTTGAGCAAAGCCAAACAATACATAAAGCCTAAGAAGTCTAAAAAGTCTAAAAAGTCAAAATCAAAGGGTGGTGAAAATGCTGCACTAGGTAAAACGGATGATAGTGGTGAAAATGCTGCACTAGGTAGTGAATCAGATGCACTAGGTAGTGCAGGAGCTGCACCACCTAGTAGTGCAGGAGCTGCACCCAAACCTATCACTAAACCTACCAATGAATCTATCAATGAATCTGGAGAAGAAGAAACTCCTAGTGAGCCTAACCCTAAATCTGAAAGAGAGCTGATGGTCGATATTTTGTTTAAAAAATGGTTAGAGCTATCAGGTCAGAGAATTAAGCCAACAAAAAATCGACTTAGTCATATCAACGCAAGACTTGATGATGGATTTACACCAGATGAAATTACCGAAGCAATGACATATGTAGCCACAGACGCTTGGCATATTTCAGAGGGGCATAACACGATTGAGATCGCTATACGCTCAACAGAGCAGATTGAGAAAAAACTCATCAAGGCTCGAGCAGTGAAGAATAAAAAGCCTAGTGGAATCGACCGCAAGACAGACAAGCTCGCAGTAAACAACCAATGGCGTGGGGAAGGACATTCAAACATTGTCACAGCTAACACCAGTATCGACGAAATGCTAGGGGGTGTGTAATGACTCAGATAATCAAAGTTTTAGAAGATAACCACAGCGACACTTTACGTCTGCGTAAGTTGATAGCTGTCTGTGACAAGCATGGCGAAACAGAGCATGGTCAACTTAGAGATTTGCCGCCGAACTGCTTTAAGTGCGCCGAGGAAGCTCGAATCAAATCAGAAGCTGAGCAGAAAGCCAAGGCTAAACAAGAAGCGCTAGAGCGGTTTACATGGCATCAAAAAAATAACGGCATCAATCCATTGGGCAAAAAGTTTGATGACTGGAAGTACGACGACAAGCAAAGAGAGCGTCAAGAAAAAATCATAGCTGCGCTTAATCGTTACGCTGAAAACTTTAACAGCGACCTGCCAAATATTTTGATGATTGGCGGCACAGGCTCAGGAAAAACCATGTTAGCTAACGCTATTGCACAGACTGTATTTGTTAAAAACCACAAGGGCAATAGCCAATTTATTGACGGTAAGTTTGTAACTACGACATTTGCTGAGGTAAATCCATCTCACTTAATTACCTCCAGTCAAATCACGACTAAAGCAAAAGCGACATGGGGCGATAAGTTTGCTAGCGAAGATAAGTTTTTAGAGGAACTGGGCAGTTACCCCCTGCTAATTATTGATGACCTAGGCGATGGTGACACCTCACACAACCCCGAGATGGCAGCAGCAGATCGTAATCGTTTAAGCCAAGTTATCAGCAAGCGATACCAAAAACACCCAACCATTATCACCACGAACATGGGCCAAGAAGAAGTAACAACGTTTTTAGGTGATAGGGCATGGGACAGACTGCAAGAGAAGCTTGTCGTTATCAAGTGTGATTGGGATAGCTACCGCCAAGCCACTGCCAAAGTTAGCTACCTGTAGGAGTCAGCATGAGTAAGTCAATTAAATTTGTTATGGGTTATGACTGCGAGTTAGCTGAGGCAATGGTTAGATTTACAGAGCTTTTGCCAACGTTAGTTTTTGAGCAGCCCGAAATTAACATCCACTGGAGCGGCCGCAAATGGATATTTACCGCGCAGGAAGGCAAGGAGAAACAAGCATGAGCAATTTTAAGCCCAATTTTGACGGCTACATGAAAATCTATCTACACGACGACATACCCGAGCGACTGGCAGACAGAGCAGAGTTTACAGGCAAATGGCTAGCAGCAACTCGCAAGAAAATCATCAATAAGCCGCGCAGATTTCAAGTGACGCTGCACATTATGGACAAAGACGGCAACAAACGCGGACTACAGACGATGGTTTTTAAGAACAAAGGCGGTCACTCAGAGCTGTCAAAAGTGATATTTGGATTTGGTAATGACTTTGTTGATGAGCTGAGGGCACAGTTTGCTGATATGCAAGTTGATTTAATTAACTCTTATGCGGTGGTTAGAGCATGACCCCAATCAGACAACACAAAGAGACTAAAAAGCGGGTAATACATTGCCCGCATCTCTCGATGACCAAGGTCGAGGTCACATACGAGGATTTTAGTAAAGAGATGATGAGCGTCGAGTAGTTTAACAAGATGATTGAGATTATCGACGCTAACCCATCTGATCGCTCCAAGGAGCGTGATTAGAGCAAAAAATAGGCTAGGGTAGCTCAAGAGCGATAGATTGGCTTAGAGACGATGTGAGGAGGTTTTATGGATAATAAGATTTTGATAGTGACAGGTGAGGCTGAGGAGTTGATGTAGTGACCAGCTTTTACAAGTACAAAGACATGCCGGGCACTAAGCAGATTAATCACGACATTGATGCAAAAGCTAGGAGTAAAAGATTGGCTAAGCGTAAACCCAAGACACCTGCCAAGTTGGCCAATGAGTGCGCTGTGGACTTGCAGCTACTTGTCAGACTCAAAGCAGCGGATAGCGACGGTAATTGTCAGTGTGTTAGCTGCGGTGCAATCAAGCACTGGTCAGAGATGCAAGGCGGTCACTATGTAGGTCGCGGAGTTAGCGCTACAAAACTACTCGAGGAGAATATTAATCCACAGTGCCGGCGGTGCAATATCAGAGCTACAGAGTCACACGTAGGCTACACACTACACATGATTGAGACTTATGGAGTTGATTTTATTAAGCACTTGCGACAGATGATGACCGAGGTCAAAAAGTGGCGCAAAACTGAGATTTTAGAGCTGCACGAAGATATCAAGCGTCAGATTGCTGAGCAAAAAACTAGATTAGGGGTTGGGTTATGAGAGCAATTGAAGCCAGTGGATTGGTAAGGGATTTGGCAGGTATTTACAAAGAGTTCAGGCGACTTTTAGCGCTAATAATCTTAAGCGCAATAGTAATGCTGCTACCTGATTTTTTGAGCAATTGGTATTACTGGATTGCTGTGCCTGTAGCAATACTTCTAGCGCTTCAGACAGTTGGTTTTATGCTGAGCTTAAGTGCTATGACTAGCAGTATTGTTGGAGATTGAATGATGGTTAAAGCAGATGGATTAGTAGTTGATTTTAGCGAGTTGTATTGCGAATGGGATTTTGTACAGCGCTCAAATAGAGCTAGTGTGACAGATGTAGGCGAGGATGATTTGCATGACTTGTCAATAACTACAAACGGTAGCGGACTGCAACTAAGACTAAATCTTGATCATTTGCTAGCTGTGATGGATGCAATAGCTGAGCATACAGGGCACACAGTTACTCTTGATGAGGGGATTGAGTGATGAACATAGAAAGCTTAGCAGACTTAGAACAGCTCAAAAAAGACGTAGCTGTAATGATTAAAGCAGTTAAAGACTTGGATAAAAAATCAACTCGTTACCAATCGCTAGATTTTAATAGCAGTACTGCTCAAAGATCAAGAGCATTAGAAGCGCTAAATCTGGCAGCATCAGAGCGCAATAGAGCAAAAGATAATTTGCACGCTACGTTAGTTGATTTAGGACTTACGCCTCTTTTGGGCGCTGAGCATTACGAGCCACGTGAGATTCAGCAAGCCAAGGGCGTTAGTGGGTTTAGCAGTAATCTTAAGTATCAGCCGAAGCGACCGAAGCGATTAGGGGCTGAGTGATGATTTTAAACATAGCACTAGGATTGGCTGCAACATCATTTTTAGCTCACAGCATTTTACTGGTGCTTAATATCAGACACATGGATGAGTGTAAAAGCTCAGAGTTGCAGCATCTAAAGGGTGTTAATGAGCAACACCGCAAAGTACTTACTTGTGCATCAATAGCTATTTTAATGTTGATGGTTGTAGCGTGTGTCAGTGAGATAGATTTGCTTTTTTTACAAATAATCTTGCTAGGCGTAGCGGTCTATTATTGGTCCAACGTAATTATGGGGCGTAGCAACCTAGAGTTTGAATTGTTAACTCGAAAAGTTGAGCGTGTCGGAAAAGAGCGAGCAGTAAAACGTTTAAAAGATAAGGATTGTGAGTGATGAGTAATATTGAGGTTGGTAGTGAATGGGTTCGCGTTACAGACGGACAAGAGACGGTAGTGACGCATGTTGAAAAGTTTAACAACGGACTTGTGGATATAAGTTTTGTTGAAGATGGTCGTGAGTCAGGTGACGAGCAGGAGTTTTTCTTAGAGCGATATAAGCCAAAAAACAATATCGAATTAGGCGATATTTGGGTGACAAAAGACCAAGGCATCGAGTGTGAGATTACAAAGATTGCAAAAGACGGAGATTTGAGCTGGATAACGTCTTACTCAGCTATTGATGATTTTACAGATACATGTCCACTTAGCGAGTTTTTAGACGAGTATGAGTTTGTGCGAAAAGGAGTGAATAAGGCATCAGCGGTGAATTTAGTTGATGATGCAGTGAATCATCCGCCGCATTACACAAGTGATCCTAGCGGTATTGAGTGCATACAAATTACTAGACATCGAAATTTCAACATAGGCAATGCAATCAAGTACTTATGGCGGAATGGCTTGAAAGATGGCAATGACAGTACGCAAGACTTAAAAAAAGCAGTCTGGTATATACAAGATGAGATAGCTCGACTGGAGGCGCTAAACGATGTTTAGACAACAAATCAGCGGCTTAGATTCGCTAATTTTAACTGTGGGTTTATACATATTTTTTAGTTTGATGGGGTGGTTGTGAATGATTAGTTTTAATGCAGGAGCTATTGATACCGTGGCGTTTTTAGTTGCGATGTGCTTTATCGCATGGTTGGTGCTTAGATGAGCAATCGTGACCCAAAACGCCTTGCATCGATTAGACAACTACCATGCTGCGAATGTGGCAAAGCCCCAAGGTCACAAGCAGCACATAGTAACTTTGGCGAACATGGAAAAGGGATGGGTATCAAAGCTGACGACAAGTACACCATCCCCCTCTGTGCTGAATGCCACCAAAGGTTTGACATGTACTGTATGAGTATGATGCGAGATAGAGCTAAAAAGTGGTTTGCTGAGAAATTACAACGAACAAACGAGGTGCTAGAGCGTGGCGAAACCGATCAGACGGTGTTTTAAGCTAACAGGAAACGTTGATGTGTTGTCTAACTGCTACGCAACGATTGCAGAGCTATATCAGACATACCATAGCGACACCAATCTACATGTAGGAGTGACAGTAGAGGTGATGGACAAGGATAAGGCTCGTACAGTTGCTCAGAATGCCCTCTATTGGCAGTGGGTGACGATTGTAGGCAATGACAGCGGATTGAGCAAAGATGAGCAACACGCGCAATTTAAGCGCAATCATCTAGCTAAGATTTATCACAGAGACAATCCCGAGTTTGGCGAGATGGTCGCAGCGATGAACGCTTACAAGCAACATGCTACACAAGCTGAGTATGAGCAGATGGCGCAGGGCGTGGCGCGGCTTATGAGCACGACTAAGGCGACGACTAAGCAGATGAGCGAGTATTTAGATGACATTGATAAGTTTTACACGGCTAAAGGCTTGTCATTACCAAAACCTGACGATTATCAATGGATATTAGGACGTGCTAATGTATAACAATTTAGAATGGGTGCAATCGCTGCTATCAACTAAATCGACAAGTTTATTTAGCTTTAGTCGCTCGACCAGCGCACATAGAGTTAATGCACAAGATGCGTGTGGAGCGCTAGCAGATGTTAAGCGTCAATGTAGTGCTGAGACAGTGCTAATTGTTGACTGCTACTGTTTGGAGGATAAAGAGGTACAAGTGCAAGACTTAATAAGAGCTAAGCTTAGATTGGCTCTGAGAGCTGATAAGCGAGACGATACTAATCTTAATAAGCTTGCCGATATTGTGTTTGGGAGGGTGTATAAGGGGCAGTTTGTGACTAAGGTGGCATGTGGCAAGTATTTAAACGGCATGTCACATGTTGGTTATGCCAAGACTTGGCATCAATATGTTGATGCAGTCGAGAGCGAGATTGAGCAGATGCTGCTTAATGCAGATATGATTGTCTGTGAGTATCGGTATAGACATAATCGAGAGTAGTAAAAAGCCCTCAGTTAAGAGGGCTTTATGTCAATCCGCCAAGTCATCTACGCCATAATCACCATTAAGCCAAGACCATGCCTTGAAGTCGTTGGGAACAGATACATTATCATCTAAATCATTAAGCTTGCCAATTAAAAACAAGTGACTGATTGCTGACTGCCAAAGCCGCCAATGTATAACATGACTGTTCCCCGTAGCCTCTACAAAGTCAACAAAACTAGTGTAAAAAGGCAATACTAATTTTTTAACCTGTTTTATCTGCTCAAAATATTCGTTGGCATCATCAGTATCGGGCAGTGGATTTTGTTCTTTGAATCTGGCGATATCCTCATTTAGCACTTTAACAATCGCGTGATACTGACAAGCAATCGCGTAAAAAGTTTGACTTACATCATCAGGTATTGGTCTGTCTCCCGCTTCCCAGTACTGAAAAGCTCGTTTTGAAACATTGATCGCTTTTAGCTCAGCTGCTTCAGCGACAGTAAGACCTAGTCCTTGGCGCATAGCCTTAAGTTCAGGAGGTGTTAGTTTTAATATGCTCATGGTTTAATCCTTATGATAAAACCTATCGATGTTCTGGTAGAGTTTATAATAGTTAGGCAAAGTACTTATCCATTGCTTCATGAAATTTGTCTTGAGCGTAGCTTGAATTTAGAACGTTGATATTATATTTTTTATCAAGATGTATACATACGCTACGGGCAAATCCTTCTGTGCGCTCTGGACAGCCTTCATATTCATCCGCTACCTCACTAATAGCTTTTAATATTCGCACAACCATTGGGTTGATGCAGCTGTTATCATTTGCCACTTTGTCAAAATAACCATTTAGGCGATCTTCGTAAGCACACCAAAGTGTAAAATTATTTTCTAATACGCGGCCAGATTGGCGGTCAATTAACATCCAAGCTTGTTTGCCATTAATGGTTGCATTTTGTTTAGTAAATGTCATGCCTAGATTGCGAGCATAACTACGAATTTCTTTAAGTGCTTCATTGTAAGTGATAGTGTTCACAATTTATCCTCTCTTTAGAGTTAAATCGCTCAATAGCGATTTGGGTTAATGTTGTATAAGCTAACTATTAACTTATGTGCCTATTATAGTTCTTAGTCGCGAACAAGTCAACACTTAAACGCAAAATAATTTAGACAATAAAAAACCCTGCTAAAAGCAGGGTCTTTATCTTACAAGTTGATATATATGTGTTTCCGTTTACATTTCAATCCACGCACTAGTGCGATAACTAAAACTAATCATAGTTGCCATCAGGCGGCGTGTCAAGCATAGCTTGAGCAATATTTGGTATAGCAGCGTAAGACTTAATGCCAATGTCTTTTAGAGCATCTAGCGCCAAATCTATCTCATGCATATCATTACGACCTACCGCGTCCTCCAGTTGTTTATACGCATCAAAAAACTTGTCTTGCTGCTGATGCGCCCACTCATTAACTATTTGCTGCTTAACATCGGATGCTAGCTTATAGCGCAGTCTTTGAGTGATTGATTTATGCTTTGACATCGATACTACCTCCATATTTTTTAACCAGCGCTTGCCAGTCCTGCCATGTTATTGATACCTCGCCATTTTTGTAGCGATAAAACATTTTTTCGCTCATATTATTGTCTCTGATAAATTGGGCGTTTGACTTAACGCCCGAGGATTTAACCAGAGCCTCAAAGTTAGCAGGGGAGTAGCCGTATTGAGTAAAATCAATCATTAGCAGCCTCTGCGCAAGATAGTGATGGTCATCTTATTATTCTTATCGTGGTAAAAAGTTTTTACGATGATGATAATTGCAACTACGAGGTTGACATTTGCCTTTTATAAATTTAGTGATGCCACTCGATCTAAAATCTGCTAAGCGCTCGCTTGCGGACACTGATAGTGGGTCAACTAAGTCTCTTATGTGCAGTGAGTTAGCCGCATTTTGCACACCCTCGCTATATGTATCTAGAGCCACAGCACTAACTGTCATTTTTTTAGCACGTAACAGTCGTCGCGCATTTTTATAATCTTCAATAGCACTCATATTAAGCTCCTTTTATGATTTTATTTAAAACTAAGTCGTATAGATAGCTAATTACTAATGATTTATCACTGAATTTAGCGCCATCGTCAAGACGTATCCACTCTTGTGCTGTCAAGCTGTCAATAGTTTGATTAATCTCGTTGCACAGATTGTCTAATTGCTCTTGATTAGTAACTGGGCGCACTTTGCCAATGTTTGTTATGATGATTGACTCTTGCAGTGCATTTCGCGCATCAGTTTCTTTAAGCGCCTGCAAGTCGTCAACGCCTTGTTTTGCTTTAGCAGCATAGCGATTGTATGCGTCTTGCGCCCATTTAACCTGTTTTTTAGTTCCTTTAAAAGTTAGCCCCTTAGAGTTTTTGCAAACAACTTTTAAGCAGATAGCAAAAGTAGCCGAATAACTATCACCTGATTTGATTGTAGCTTTGGTCAAAGCGTGGGCTTTTTTGAAAAGTTCTGATTTGTTCATTTTGATTTCCTCCCACCCGTTCGGGTGTGCTTGTTTATTTGATGAGTCTATTATACTGTCATAATATGACAGAGTCAACACTCAAGCCAAAATAATTTAAAATAAAAAGAGTTGACTTGGTTACATGAAAATGATAAGATTTAGTAAGTGAGGTTAAGTGTAAATAGCCTAGCTTATTAATCGCTTGTGCTGACAGGAGTTCCTATCGGCAGTGCACAACAAGTGAGGCATGTAGCTCAGTTGGAAGTAGCAGCCAGTTTCTGGACGACCGTCGGTTCGAGTCCGACCATGCCAAATTTAAATAGCTCTGCATCCTCTACTCATCGGGATGACTCGATAAGATGTGGTGCAGACATCTAATACGACTCACCCTTAGCATCTAAAATTAAGTTTTTAGCTTGCCTAGGGCTAAAAGACCCACTTCACGGTGGGTTTTTTAATATTTGTGTTATAATATAGACACTCGCCAAGGTAACTAAAACTTCATAGATTTGCTAACAACGGAGTCTCGCTCCATGGCTATCTTATGTTGAAGTTTTGAAGCTCAGTAATTAAGTTTACTGGGCTTTTTTATTGTCTAAATTTTGCTACCCTCGTGAGTGAGGGTGCGAAACATTTTATTACTTCAGCTCGATGTTAACGCATCGGGCTTTTTTATTGCCTGAGATTTAACAATGACTGACTCACCAAAGCGTCTAGATCGACAAGTCTTTGATGACTACGGTACGTGCTACTGCGTCGATGACTACGATAATGGTGATGAGATAATCGGTATCGGTGGCGATGAGTATCAAGCTATTGCAGATGCTGAGAGTCAGTTTAAACAGAGATATAAGCATGATGATTGATGAGGATTGGGAGCTGTGAGCAATAAGCATATAGCCCTAACATTAATGTCAGCAACTTAATCTAAGGACTTAACTATGGATAACCAACATACAAGAATAAGCGGCTATCGAGACTTAACACAAGAAGAATTCGACTTGATGAATCGCTCAAAAGCATTAGCTAGTGAAGTGGGCGACTTTATCGAGCACTTAAGTAAAACAGGCTATGAAGATAAGCGATGGCTAGCTATTGCTAAGACTGACTTACAAAAAGGCTTTATGTCGTTGACTCGTAGTATTGCTAAGCCTAGTACATTCTAAATTAATTAAACGTCGGAGGGCGTATGACAGACAAAACGCCTGAGGGCGAATTAGAAATTAAATATCGCAAGACAAGCGAGCTGATACCGTATGTAAATAACTCTCGCACACATAACGATGAGCAGGTTAATCAGATTGCAGCGAGCATCAAAGAATTTGGATTTACAAATCCCGTTTTGATTGATGAGACAGGCGGCATTATTGCGGGTCATGGTCGATTGATGGCTGCTAACAAGTTAAACATGGACGCAGTGCCTACGATTACTCTAGCAGGGCTGACAGAAGCGCAGCGTAAGGCTTATGTGATTGCTGACAACAAGATAGCGCTTAACGCTGATTGGGATATTGAGTTATTAAAAATCGAGATAGACAACTTAAGAGATTTAGATTTTGATATTGAGCTTATCGGTTTTGATGAAGACGATTTGTTAGATTTATTTGACAAAAATGAAATTGATGAAGACTCTGTGTTAATCGAACATGACGAAGTTTCAGATAGTGAGAAGTTTTTATTGTTAGTTGAATATGACAACGAAAGTCAGTTAGAAAAGGCATTCAACGAGGCGCAACAAAAGGGATTTAAATGCAAAATTATAGAGTAAGGCTAGAGAGTCCTGTATCAACAAGTTTCAGATGTCAAAAAGCAGCAGACAGCCTTGATATAGATGTTGCAAAAAAATCAGTACATGAGTTGTCTGTAGATGCAGATATTACAACACCTTTCAATGTAGGTCTGATTGTCGGAGCAAGTGGATCAGGAAAAACTACTTTAGCTAAGCAAATATTTGGCGATGAGGTATTTGATTTTAAGTATGACCCTACAAAGCCTGTAATCGAGCAGTTTCCTGATGATATGAGCTACGATGAGTGCGCAAAGCTATTATCAGGCATTGGACTAACATCAGTGCCATGTTGGATTAGACCAATATACACACTATCTAATGGACAAACAGCACGAGCAATAGCAGCCTTGCAGATGGCTAGTAGCGATGTGTTTGTTGTAGACGAATGGACGTCTGTTGTAGATAGGACAGTTGCCAAGGCTATGTCTAATTGTTTGCAAAAGTTTGCACGCAAGAATAATAAAACAGTAATAGCATTATCATGTCATTACGATGTGTTTGAGTGGTTAAATCCTGATTGGATGATTGACTGTAATAAGCAAGAGTATGTTGAACGGAGGTTGCTTTGGCAAGACTACAAGCGACAAGAGCGGCTTGAGTTTACAATCAGGGAGTGCGACAGCAAATCTTGGAAGTATTTTAGCAAGTATCACTATCTAAGTCAGACACTGCCCTTTGGTCATGTTAGGTTTTATGGAATGTATCACAATAATGAGCAGATAGGATTCATCTGTTATGCAAACTATGTGCCTTACCAAAAAAACAAAGGCAAAAAAATGCAGATGCACTTCAATCGAGTAGTCATCCATCCTGATTATGTAGGCTTAGGCTTGGGTGAATACTTAATCAATGAAACAGCGAGAGAGATGAGCAAGCAAGGCTTTGATGTACGAAGTAAGTTTTCAAGCGTTCCGACGCACAAAATATTACAACGCACACCTAAGCTATGGAAGCTGATCAATGTGCAGAGGTTTGCCAAAATAAACACCAAGGGAACAAACCGAAAGCCTAATCAAGGCTTTAGAGATAAGGTTAAGACATATTCTTATCAGTATCTAGGCTAACTCCAATACAAGCTATTTGATTTGTTTTATGTTTGTATATATCAATAGCGGCTTGAGGTGCTTGATTTATATTAATGACTGTAAAGTTAGTGATGACTGCTAGTATGCGCTCACCGTTATAACCTAGAGATAAATTCATAAGCCTGCCTATTGTGCAGGTTTTTTCATTCCATTGCTTGCCATAAGCACGATATTCAACAGTTTTTTCATTGTTCTTAAACTGCAAAAAATATTCTTTTTTAAGTGGACAAAATAATGGCTTCATACCTAATTCCTTAGTTGGTTGTAGTGAGGCACAAACATACCACAGCTGAACAAATAAGGGAGGAGGTCGATGACTAGTAAAAACAAAGGCGGCAGACCTGCTATTGAGCTAACTGATGAGCAAATTGTACAAGTTGAGAGTTTAGCTGCTGTCTTGAGCAAAGAGCAGATGTGCGATTATTTTGGTATTGCCAACAATACTTTTGACGCTATTTGCGAGAGACAACCAGAGGTTTTTGAAAGATATAAAAGAGGTAAGTCCAAAGCTATTGCATCAGTTGCCGGCAACTTGATAGGTCAGGCTCAAGCAGGCAACACAACAGCCGCTATTTTTTATCTTAAGACTCAAGCAGGTTGGAAAGAGACTCAAGTCGTCGACAACTTATCTAGCGATGGGTCGATGAGTCCACCTAAAGTCGAGCGAATCATAGTAGACCCAAAAAATGACACTACAGATACCTACAGCTAGAGTTTTTGTGCCCTTGCTTAATAAAGCTAGGTTTAAGGGCGCAAAAGGCGGCAGGGGTAGTGGTAAGTCACACTTTTTTGCCGAGCGACTGGTTGAGCGCATGGCAACCGAGCCTGATTTAAAATGGGTGTGTATCCGAGAGGTGCAAAAGTCACTGCGCTTTAGCTCAAAATCTCTAATCGAGAGTAAGCTGCGCATACATGGCGTTAGCCACCTATTTGATATACAACGTGACTTGATAAAGCACAAGACTGGCAGCGGTGTTATTACGTTTAATGGTATGCAAGACCATACCGCTGATAGTATCAAATCACTAGAGGGGTTTGATGGCGCATGGATTGAGGAAGGTCAGTCTTTAAGCGCTAGATCGTGGGAATTGCTAGAACCTACAATTAGGACTGAGGATAGCGAGATATGGGCAACGTGGAATCCTGACCAGCCGACCGACCCAGTAGATGCTTTTTTTAATGAGCACGCTGATGACAGCGATGTCATCTTGGTGCACGCTGATTTACACGACAACCCGTTTGCATCAGCAACGCTTTGGCAATCTTACAAGCGTGATAGAGATAGAGCGCTAAAACATCAAGCATTAGGCGATAAGGGCGCATGGGCGAGATTTCTGCACGTCTGGCATGGCGCTCATGATACAAACAGCGAGGCAATAATACTCGCAGGTCATTACACAGTGGAGGAGTTTGAGCCACAACCACAATGGCATCCTAATTTTGGCGTGGACTGGGGCTTTGCTGCTGACCCTACGACCATGATTGAGACTTACCTGCACGACCGTATTTTATATATTTACAATGAAGCATATGGTGAGCATATTGAGACGGTCGATTTGCCCAAGTTATTTAGCAAGATTGAGCGAGCGAATAAGCACAAGATATATGCTGACAACGCAAGACCTGAGCAAATAAGCCATTGTAAGCGCCACGGATACCCTCAGATGACCTCGTGCAAAAAATGGTCGGGCAGTGTTGAGGATGGCATCAGTTGGCTTAGAGGATTAGATAACATCGTCATACACCCTCAGTGCAAAAATACGATAGCTGAGGCCGGTAAATGGCAATTTAAGGTCGATAAATATACTGGCGATGTTTTGTCTGAGGTGGTCGATGAACATAACCATTGTTGGGATGCTATTAGATATGGCAATCAATCAGCAATTATGGGTAAAAACACCAAGCAATCATACGCATTCGCAGGACGGAGAACGTTTTAATGGCTAGACTGATAAGCAGGCTCACAAGTGCACTAGCACGCACTGCACAGCCCGTATCAACGGCTGTTAAGCGTGTTGTAGCTACAACTGGCGGCGATCTAATTAGTGAGCAAGCGACATCTCAATACAATGATTTTTTTGACAACATTGTAAGAGTCGATACTGACGAGGTATTAAAAAAAGTTGGCATCTCAAGACATCATCTAGAGACGCTGCTTTTTGATGACGAGATTGACTATCATGTTGAGCGCCGATTCGAGAATCTGACTCAAGCAGGGTACATACTATCTCCCAGCGAGGGCGAGGCAGCTGACTTTATCTACAGTCAACTAGACATGCATTTAGAGCCGCTGCTTACTGCTGCTCTTAATGCTAAGTTGTATGGCTATAGTGTCTGCGAGCTTGTATGGACATCAACTGAGCGCGCTAAAGTCATCAAAACGTATATCGGTAAGGATGAGTACGGTAAAGACCAGTATAGCTATGATTACAACGGTCGTAGCATTACTAAAGAGCAATATGACGGATTGTTTAACGTCGGCTTCGTCTATCCTGAGATAATTGTCGAAAAACCGATGGAGTGGTTCGAGCCTAAGCATGGCGGTCGTTTGCTATGGTTTCCCGAAACCTACGGACAGCCTGTCGAGGTTGATACTAAGTACAGGTTTTTATTACAGCAACACAGACCGACGTACAAAAATCCTAAGGGCAAAGCGATCTTGAGTCGTGTCTACTGGCTCTGGTATTTTAAAAAGAGCGGTTGGCAATTTTGGTCTAAGTTTTTAGAGCGTTTTGGCGCGCCTCTGCTTATTGGTACAACCCAAGGAGACACTAATGCATTAGTTGACGCACTAGCAACAGCTCACAATCAGTCTATTGTTGCAATGCCTGACGGTGACGACGTTAAGGCGATAGCAGCGTCAGGCAACGGCGAGGCATTTAAAGCGTATGACGAGGCTATCAACAAGCGTATTGCTAAGTACATATCGGGTCAGACGCTAACAAGCGGCACTGATGGCGGTGGCACATACGGTCAAGGTAAAGTACACCAAGACCAGCAAGAGATTGTATTTGGTAGCGACAAAAAGTTTGCAACTAAGTACGTACAGCGCATCATCGATGTTATCTGTGAGGTCAACGGGTTTGAGTCAGTCGAGTTTGAGTTTAAGATTGAAAAAGGTCTGCAGACCGACCGCGCTGAGCGTGACGAGAAGCTGACAAGGCAAGGCGTTAACTTTAGTAAAGACTACTACGTTGATACTTATGATATCCGTGAGGAGTATATCCAAGGCGTCAGCGAATCAAGCCCTGTGGTCCCTGCTATTGATATGAGCGCTAAAAAGATGGGCTTTAGGGCTGATACGACAGCGCCTATTAATCCTGTTACTCAATACACCCCTGAGCAGCAAGAGCTTGAGAAACTAGCAGATTATGCGCTAGATAACGCTCAGTCGCCCTTACCGATGGACAGGCTACTATCCGCTATGCGAGACGCTAACGACGAATCTGAGCTAGCTGAGAAGCTTACAGCTATCGTCGGAAGTGATATTGTCGGTAGTGACTTTGCATTGCTGACCGAAGCTTATTTGAAAGCGTCGAGTCTACATGGCGTGGTCGATGAACATAGCGAGCCTGATGATGATTAATTATAAGACTGCTAAGCTTGATAATTGCAATAACCCCTATCCAATTTTATTTATAGATGATGAGGGTAGCAGGATATCAGTGGATTTAATAGCGCCTAACTCAGATCATGTGCCGTACAGTGTTAATTTGTCAGTAGATGATGCTAGAGGACTCGCTAAAGTGCTAATGGACGCTGCTGACAGGATTGATAATGATTAAGCGAATACTTAAAGCAGTGCTTAGAGAGTTTGTGTGTGATGGTGAGCAGGTAAAGGTGGTTGTTATGCCTGTTTACACTGAGCATGGTACTTGCAATATACCCAAGCGAAATTATCTTGAACCCTGACATTGGTGTGGTGCACCTGCGGTCAAACCGAGGGTTGATAGGCCTCGAAAGCCTACTTGCTGCCGATGCGCTCAGTTAAGTATATCTGAAAGATACGAGGTAGCAAAAGAAAGACGTAGGTCAAAAGTCTGTTCCTCACTCATGCCGAAAAGTTCTATCAAACCTGTCTTAAGAGAGTGGTAGCCATGATATAGTAAGCTATCGTTTATGGGAGGGTTTATGAGCAATACTGATACAAAATTAACTGATGAGCAACTAACTAAGTTAGATGAGTATTTAGCGGTTATGGTTAGACGTCAAATGGAGTCTGTGACAGTTGACTCAATGATGCGGCTACAAAGGCTGTCTGATAAAGAGCGGCCAATATTGTTTGGGGAACTAATAGAGTGGAGATTCGCTAAATACAATCCCGCACTGCCTTTAGTTAATTTGTAGACCAATCTTAATTAGCAACAAGCCCCACGTTAGTGGGGTTTTTTATTGCCGACAATAAAATAAGAGGCGGTGCATGTTCGACGTTAAATTTATCGAAGCCATAGCCTATGCGCTGAGCCGAGATTATCTCTTGAGTAATGAATATTACAACGAGATAACGGCTATACAGCGTAAGCGGACCGTGTCTATAGCAGGTTTGGCACAGATTGAGCAAGTCAAGCATGTCATGGAGCAAGTCAACAAGACGCTAGACAGCGGTGAGACGTTTGAGCAGTTTTTAAAGCACGTTGAAAGCGGTAAGATTGATGTTAATTTGCCACGTCACCGACTAGACAATATTTTTAGAACTAATATCCAGTCGGCTTACAATCACGGCAAATGGCAGCAGCAGCAAAAGACAAAAGACTATCGACCGTACTTGATGTATGACGCGATTAATGACAATCGCACTCGACCAGAGCATCATGCGTTAGACGAGACAGTGAGGCACATTGATGATCCGTGGTGGCAGACTCACTACACGCCCAATGGCTATCGCTGTAGATGCACAACTCGCTCGCTGACTCGCAAACAAGCCGAGAAATACGGCATTACGTCAGATGAGGACTTGCCAAAAGGTGGTCCGGATAGCGAAGAATGGAGGCAATCGCCGAGTCAGTATAACGATATCATGGATGCCAAGGTCAATCAAAAGCTTGCCGAGGTCACATTGCAGTATTTTAAAAATAAGACGGTTGGCGACAATCTAGTGCAAGCCGCGGTTAAGATTAAAAGCGCTGTCACTGAGCTGCTAGAGTCTCCTGTGGTTGATTTGAGCGTGTACATAGCGGAGGCTGAGAAGCTGCTTAGCGAGGGTGAGTGATTAGCATTGATGCAGTGAGCGACAAGGCAAAAAATCTATAAACAGTCCTCAAACATGGTAAAATAGGCTGTGTTTTGGAGGGTTTGAGATGGGTAAAATCAGAGTAGAACAAGATAACAATTTTAACCTAAGCCTATGCTTAGAAAATCTTAACGGTCGATGTGCTGATATAATTGTTGGCGATGGTTATGACCATATAAATATTGAGGTCGACAAATGGCCTGAGGTCAAAGCCGCTATTGATAAGTTGATTGCTGAGCGAGGCAAGCCGCCTGAGATGACACATTTTGAGCGAACAGGCGTTCTAATTGACCCACTTTAAGCCCACATGGAAATCAGAGCCGATAACATTTGATGTGTATGTCAAGGTCATGCCAAAAGTGTACAAGTTTGCAGACAAGCACAAGATAGACGTTGGCAAAGTCAAATGCACAATCAAAGATGGTAATTACGTCTGTATCGCAGTGACTGATATAGCTAAGATTAACTGGATAGTTATTGAGCTATAACCCGTATTAACACATACAACCGCCCAAAAGGGCGGTTTTTTATTGCCAGTTTTTAACAAATACCCTTAATTGGGTTCGTTTTAAGCCCTGATGACAACTCCACTCCAGTTATCGGAGTTTTTTATATGCAACGCTTTGGGGTTGGTAGTGTTTTCTACCTTCGGCTATCAGCCCCTCTTTTTTAAAGGTAGAACGTCATGAGAGTAGAAACTTATGTCTGATTTAGTTGTAATAGAAAACCAAGTTGCTTTTACAAATAGCCTTGCGATTGCTGATGGAACGGGAAATCAGCATAAAAACGTATTGGCAATGATTCGTAAGCATAAAGATTACTTAGATAAATTCAGCCCTTTGGCGTTTAAAACGCTGATGGGCAAACCCTTGCCACAAGGGGGCTTTGCTAGACCTACAGAGGTGGCTTTATTAACAGAGGAGCAAGCAACCTTTTTGATGACCCTATTAAGAAACTCGCCAAAAGTGGTTAAGTTTAAATTTGACTTAGTGCAAGCCTTTTTTAAAGCACGTGATTTGCTAATGACAGGACAAATGGGTTTAATGCAAAAACACGCTATTTTGTCCCTTGCATTACAAGATGAAAAAGATTTAGCCAGTGAGTGCGGTAAGGGGTTGGCTGACTGGAAACGCAAGCGAGATAGTCTACAATCTGCAATCTTAGCCGTTGAACGGCAAATGCAACCCGAACTAACTAACTTTGAGACCGCCTACGAGGCGGTTTTTTAATGGGTGGAATTTATGAAAGTAAAATTTGAACACACAGCATGGCTTGGCATTTGCCCTGTCTATGTGAGATTTAGCGATGAGGGTTACGACTTTATCATGCCGAGAACAAACCCTTTTGGATTTAAGCACATTGTTTTATCTGTGTTAATGGATATTAGCGAATTTATCTATGATTTATTGCGTAGTGATGGTGTGCCGTTAACTCGCATTAAAGAGCTAGAACAGCCAATTTACTTTGATTTACCTGATTTTGACCAGCCCACCTAGTGTGGGTTTTTTAATTGGTGAAATATGAATTACTGCGTAGAGATTAGCGAGCCTGTCATTCGTTGCGTCATATTTCTAATAGCTACATGGCTTGGCGTTCGGATGGACAAGTTTATTTATTCGCCACCTGCCCCTAACGCACGACGACACAACTGCATGGGCGTTCCTATTCCCAAGAAAGGCGAATGCAAGCCTATGCCACCACTTAAAAAACCTATGAAATAAGTAAGGTTAATTATGAACTTAAAAGCGCAGATACAGCATGACATTGAGCGTCATGAGCTGATGGCATGTTATGACCTGCAAGGCTCATTAAACATCATCAACTTTGCTCGCATTGGCAAAGGTGAGCCTAGCGAGGTTGCAGGATATCGTGTTGCTGACGGCGTCGCTACTGTCTATGTCCGAGGTCTGCTAGTGCCCAAGATGGATGTGGATTTTAGCGACTGGGGCATTACTGGTTATAACCATATTGCTGAGTATATCGAGCAAGCCAATGCCGACCCTATGGTCAACTCTATCGTCTTAGATATCGACTCAGGCGGTGGTTATGTCGCAGGGATTGAGGGTCCGACGGAAGCCATCTACCAGTCAACAAAACCCATTGAGACTTTTGTTAGCGGCGATATGTACTCAGCGGCTTATTGGTTGGGAGCATCGGCTAAAAAAATTACAGCGACTAAGACAAGTGGTATTGGTTCTATTGGCGTCTACGTTGTACACGCTGAGGAATCTCAAGCTCTAGCTAATCATGGTATCACTTACTCAATGTTTAGATCGGGCAAGTGGAAAGGGTCGTTTAACTCATTTACTCCCTTGTCAGATGACGAAAAAGAGCGACTGCAGCAAGGTGTTAATGAGTCAGCAAGCAACTTTTTTAATCATGTGGCAGCCAATCGTGATTTAGACGCTAAGACTATTAAGGGTTGGGAGGGCGACACATTTAACGCTCAACAAGCAAAAGACTACGGACTAATTGACTCAATAGCGAGCCAAGCAGCCACCTATACCGCATTAAATACTTATCAAATGTCTGAGGAGGACAGTATGACAGAGTTAGAGCAGGCGCAAGCCAAGATTGCTGAGCTACAGAGCGCCCAAGCGCTCGCTGAGCAAGCAAAACAAGCCGCTGAAGCAAAAGCCAAGGCTGCTGAAGATGCGCTGAAAGACATCAAAGCCAAGGCGCGTGAAGCTCAGATTAATGAGCTTGCCGAACTGACAGGCAAAGAGTTTACAGCAGAAGAAAAATCAGATTTTGCAGACATGACTGACCGTCAATTTGCAAGCGCTTTTAACACAGCCAAGGCTATCAAAGAGTCAGCGCCAAAAATGCCCATCTCGTTTACCGACGAGCAAGCAAATCAAGGTCAGACGCTAATTCCAGGTTCTGGCATCGACGCACGATTTGAAGCTGCAAAGCAAGCAGCACAAGCAAAATTAGGAGCTTAATATGCCTGAATTAACTTATCAAACTACCGAGCCGTTGGTGCTAAGTCCTGTTGGCGTACAAACCAACTCATTTATGCCAACTGCCGATACCGATTATAAGCGTGGTGACCTATTGGTGCTTAGCGCCGAGGGTGCACTGACACACACAGCGGACCATGCAGACTGGACTGTCGTTTGTCTAGACGACTGTACAGCCGCACAAGCCAACAAGCAAATTGAGGCTAAGGTGGGTATTTCTGTTTACACGCACGGCGAGATTAATCTTAACGCTGTGACAGCTAACGGTACTTTGTTAAACGATACGCAAAAAACGACTGCACGAGCGCACTCAGCACTTAGTACGTCAATTACATTACGCAAGCCGCAAAACGGCAAGGGGGTATAACATGGCTGTAACAGTTAAATTTAAGGGTAAAGACGTTGAACTGCTCGACCAGTCGCAAATCTTGTTTATATACGACAAAAGCCTTAAGCAAGACGACTGGGTTATTAATACTTTTTACCCAAACAAAAAACGCTTTGCTGACAAAGACACTGTAGACTTCGGTAAGCTTGAGACTACTGACTTACTAGCGCCTTTCGTTACCGCTGAAGCAAAAGCGGTGCAGATTGGCAAAAGCGGCTCATACAGCACGCATGAAGTCGAAGCAGCTTATTTAAAGCCTGCCCGAGCAATCACTCCGACATCTGTACCGGATGCTTACATTGAGTCTGTCTTGATTCAATGGGGCTTCTTGAATGAGAACAATGTCAATCTTGGCAATATGAGCAATGCTGAAAAGCTACGGTTATGTCAGATGACAAACGCTATGCTCAATCGCACAGCTATTGATAATCGTAAAAAGTTGATGGCGCTAGACGTGTTGTTTAAGGGTTATACTGAGTATCAATCTGAAAACTACAACTACTACAAAGCTGATTTCCGTCGTGACTCTAACATGACTTACCGTGTTACTACCGATTGGGATGATAAAAGCGCTAAGGTTGTGACCGATCTAGACACAGCATTAGGTCGCATGTTTGATGTAGCAGGTGTTCAGCCTGAGATTATCTTATCAACAAGCAAGGCTTTAAATTTAGCGCTTAAAAACGAGGAATTTCAGGAGCGTTTTACTAAAGCTGACGGCTCTAATACTCCTGATAATACACTAATGCCGTCATTTATGCGTACCAAGCAAGCTAAGCTCAAAGGCACACTTGACGGTGTCGAATGGTGGGTATTTGATGCTAAGCACACGCTAAATGGTGACGCTGAGCACTACGTCAATCCTAAAAACGTCTATCTAATTGCTGACCTAAACGGTACTCAGTGCCAGTGTCAGATTAAGCATTTGGATGTGATGGGCGCACCACTTGACTACTATGAGTATGTCGATGTTAGTAAAAACCCAAGTGTCATTCAGCAAATTGCCGACTCAGCGCCGCTGATGGCCCCGAGTATGTCAAACGGTGTTATGACATTGCAAGTTTTAGCTTAAATTAACAAGCAATAATCAGCCCCTTAATTGGGGCTTTTTGTTGCCCGAATGGAGACGATTATGGCGACTTATATTGCCACACAGGGCGTCGGTGAGTTTATGGCAGGAGACGAGGTGTCAGGCTTTAATGCTGCTCAGATTAAGACGTTTTTAGCTGAGGGTGTCATCAAAGAGATTGACGAGCCTAAGCCTGCGCCCAAGCGCACTACTAAAGCGGACGATAAGGAGGGCTAATCACAATGACTAAATACATTGCAACACAATCCGTCGGTCACTTTAAGACTGGCGATGAGGTCAAAGGTCTGACTGATAAGCGAGCTAAAGAGCTGCTAGAGGGCGGAGCTATCAAGATTGATGAGACTGCTGATAAAGGACCAGTCAAGACCACTAAGACGGCGACTAAGACCAAATCTGAGGATAAGTAAATGGCAGACATGCTTGAAGTAAACACTCAAGCGCCATTTGATGCTTATGCGACGCGCAACGACCTCATTAATCGCTACAGCATGACCGAGGTGTTAGAGCTTGAATCAATGCACGGCAACGGCTCTGAGACGATCTCAGCGGCTCTCTCAGATGCCACGACCGTCATGAATGGTTATCTAGCTAAGCGCTATCGATTGCCGCTTAATCCAGCTGCTGATTTAAAAATCTACTGCTGCGACATTGCTAGATATCATCTCTACAAAAACCAAGCTACAGATGAGGTCAGAAATCGCTACAAAGACGCTATCAAGTGGCTTGAGTCAGTGGTCGCTGACAAAGTTGATGTTAGCTACAACACACCGCTGACAGACGACGAGCATCAAGCGACGCGTGTTGCACCGGCAGTACCGATAGGTGACAGCTATAAAGGCTCTGTTTTTGGCGATGATGTTTTTGCAGCAATGCCGACAGTGGGTGACGCATGGACGTATCGGTAAGTTTTGGCGGTGAGCTGAGTAACGTTAATCTTGGCTCATTGCTAGGTATGACACCCGAGCGTATGAGTCAGTTTGGCGACTTGGCGGGCGCTCAGATGGTCGAGAACACAATCACGCGGTTTGAAAACCAAGCAAGCCCTGATGGTGTGCCTTGGAAACCGTCCAGACGAGCAATTGCTCAAGGCGGCGAGACGCTTAGAGACACTGGGCGACTGATGAACTCGATAACCTTTGTGTCGCTGCCTGATGGTGTGGAGTGGGGCACTAACGTGATTTATGCTCCTATCCACCAGTTTGGCGGTGTTATCAGGGCTAAAAATGGTCGCTATCTGCGCTTTACTAATGCGCTTGGCGTCTCTGTGTTTACAGAGTCGGTGATGATGCCTGCACGACCATATCTAGGTGTCTCATTGAGTGACATTGACGAGCTGTCAGAGGTCTTACATTACGTTTTAGGGAGTAGTAATGACAGATAACTACTTTGCTACAGGGCTTGGTCTTATCGAGCATCTGAGGGCAATGCAGAGCGAATGGGGCGTTAAAACCGTCGAGACAGTCGCAGCAGTCAATCAGATTAACAAAAACATCACTCCTGCGCTCTATGTCGTCAACACGAGCAACAATCCAACCGACACAGTCGAGGGTATGGATTCAATGGACACGCAGCAATGGACAGTCGTAGTCGCTGTATCACACGCAGCAGCACAGACTAACACAACTGAGCTGATGAAAATTGGCGGCGAGCTAATTACCAAGGTTATTAACCACGTACAAGGTTATGCCGTTGATGATTACCATTTACCGCTTAAACGAGTCCGCACTGCTGGACGCCCCGAGTACTTTAGCACTTTTGGCTTATACCCTTTTACTTTTGAGACTCAATTTACGCCTTAGGAGGCACATATGGCTAAGCAATCACACGCGTTTATTGGACGCGGCAAAATCTATCTAACACCCGTTGTTAATGGTGTTGAGCAGCAGGAATTTTGGGTGGGTGTTGCGTCAAAACAGACGTTTGCCCACTCGGTCACAGACGAGAAAACCCTCTACGAGTACCACACTCCCAACAAAAACGAGTGGGACTCAACTGACGGCACAAAAGAAGTTAACGTCAGTATCACGCTGAGCGAGCGCCGCAAAGAAGCGATGGCAGCAGCACTACAAGCGACTGTAACGACTGTTAATACTGGCAACGTGGAGAACGAGCTGCACGCTGTTAGCGCAGTGGGCGACACGTTTGCACTCAAGTATGCAAAAGTTAGCAGCGTTGCTATCACTGATAGTGCGAGTCCGGACCAGCCTCTTGCTGAAAATACCGACTACAAGCTCGATAAAGACTTTGGGCGTATTGAGATGCTAAAAGACGGCTTTACAGGTCCGCTTAAAGTGTCCTACTCATACGGCGAAGCAACTAAGCTCAAGCCGATGACTAACAGTGTCGATCATTACATTGTACGTACTGAGGGTCTAAATATCGCAGGTCAAAAAGAGCGTCAAATTGTCACTGCTTACCGTGTCAAAATCAAACCTGCTAACGCTTACGAGCTTATCAGTGATGACTTTTCAGGGATGGAGTTAGAGGGCAGCTGCTTGTATGACGACGACAAAGAGGGTACTTACGAGATTGTGACTCTTTAACCTTTGTCCTAGCTGTGATAGGCAGCTAGGGCTTTTTTATTTAATCAAGGAGCTGCTAGATGGCGGCTTTTTGCTTAAATGAGAGATGACTTTATGAGACAAAAATCAAGCACTAAAACCAAGCTGACTAATACACAAACTAATGATGTCATCGTGCTATCAGACGGTCTATATCCAGTTGATGAGCACAATTGGTCAGTCGTAGCATCTAATCAACAAAGGGCGCTAGACGGCTCACTCATCATACAGCAAAGCCTTAAAAAATATGGACGACCACTAACTTTGCAATCACCGCCAGATATGGGGTGGCTATCTCGTGCAACAGTCAATAAACTAAAAGCTGAGCGCGATAAGCTAGCTGCTACATTTTGGCTTGAGTATCTCGCTGATGATACTGTCAGACGAGTTAAGGTCGCATTTGATACGTCTCAAGCTAATGCTATCGATGCTAAAGATGTCAAGGGCTATAACAGCCCTCAGTTATCTGACCCGTTTTTAGTGACACTGCGGTTTATCGAGGTCGGGGATGATTGATGTAGCTATCACAGCTAACACCAAAAAACACTTAGTTTATGTGACATCTTAAAAGATCATAAAGATACTATGGGATATTGCTCTTGCTCTAATGCATAAAGGCTTGATTGCGCCAACTCTGCCAATAAACTATAGTTAAAACTCCTAAAACAAACAGAGAGCGAGTCATGAGTCTATCTAAAAACAAGGTCAAAGTAGTCAGAGTGCATAAATACGATGGTTTTGATGCGTCAAGAGTCATTACAGCTCAAGCTAAGATAATAGATGATATTGATGTTGACTGGGCTGCTTTTAGCTTGGACGAATTAGAGTTTATCGTCACTACTGCACTTGAGGAGCTAGGGCATTCTTTTACATTAACAAAAGGTGACAATCACATTATGGCAAAAGGCAAGCTTTCAGTGTTGCTAAGTGTGAGCGACCATTTAATTATGCTTGAAAATGGTTAACGAACACTAAATTGGGGGGTGTTAACACATCGATTGATATATAACGATAAACTAAACGCAAACAAAGCTCACCATCTGGTGGGCTTTTTTAATGCCTAAATTTTAACAATCCCTGCCCTCATTGCTAGGGCTTTTTTATGTCTGATTTTTGGATGACGCATGACAATTACTCAAAATGATTTAGAGATTTTAAAGACTGGGGTCATGGCTGATACGCCGGATGGGGGTGGTTTGCCGACTGCTGAGCCGATTGCTGACGGTGTCTCTAACAACCTGTTTCCCGACGTGTCAGATATTGACGCGCTGACTGGTCGTGTGCGTCTGCGGAAAGTCGCGCTGGCAGTTAAGACGGCTAACGCTGAGCTATTGCAAGCAGCGCGATTTTTAATTACTGAGCTGCCCGATAACGAGAATATGAGCGTCTTTGCGTTTAAAGCGACATCATTTGCTGACCGTCGTGATGATGCTAAGAACAAGATTGAGTCATATCTAGCGTTTGGTAGTCGCTGGGCAGGACACGTCTTAGAGACTCAATTAGAAGGACAGCGCGTTATCCAAATCTCACTAGATTTGTCTGACCCTGTGCCGTCTGTGGGCCAAGCCATGGCGCTAGTGCAGAATGAAGGCTTGGCAGATGAGTTTTATCAGTATGTGCGAGTGCTTAAAGTTGACACTATTGAGCGTCGTTTCCAGCGCAATGCTGACACTACGGTTAATAGACGAGTTGCGACTATTGAGATTAGCGAGCCGTTAAAACGAGCGTTTACTGGCCTCACAGTACAAGAGTTTTATCAAAACACGTCAACGTCACGTCGTGCTGTCATGAGAGAGGCTCGCATTGCTGATGCTGCCAAATACTACAGTGCATCGCATCTAGCTGAGCCAATTACCGCTCTTGCATCAAGACAAGTCAAGCTTGAGTCTATATACACTCAGATCGTGCCCTCTACGCAAGTAGAGTCGCCATTATTGCAGCGCGACCCAGTTAATCAGCAAGTGACGTTAATTAAAAGCGGTCAAAATGACATACGGATTAATCAGACAGATAATATCGCACCAAACACCACTTTAAATCTACCAAGCGGCGTTTATGCAGGTAGCTTGCGCCTTAGTGTCAATAACAAAGCTCTACGAGATAGCAGTGGTGAGTTGTTTGACTCAAACAAAGTAGCATATGGCTCAATCAAGCATGACACAGGTCAGATTACGTGGTATGACAATGCGAATTGGGGCAGTCAAAGACTCACAGGGTCTTACAGGCCTGCTATCGGGCTTGTCAGAGTGTCGCAGACTGACTATCAAATAGTTGATGAAAACGCAGGATATAGTTATGTGCGCGAGCTTGGCGCTGAGCCATCATCAGGCAGCCTCATAGTAACTTATCAGGTCAACGGACGCGTCTATACAGTACATGACGATGGTCAAGGCAACCTAGTAGATGATAACGGCAGTGGTCGCGGTACTGTGCGAGGTAAAACTGTGCTATTAGCAACAGAAGCCATCCCTGACGCAGGCAGTAACATTATCTACACATTTGGCACTGAGCTAAGCACGACTAAATATGACGAGCAAAGCATCACTGCCGCTTACCACATATTGCCGCTAGAAGGTAAGCCTGTGGGCGATATCGATATCACATGGGGCACTAGCAACAAAGCGACAGTCTCAAATGGTGCGATCACAGGTGATGCGACGGGAAAATTGATTGATAAAGAGTTGCAATTTACACCAAATTTTTCGTTAGCAGCTGATACTGCAATCTCTTTAAGTTACAAAGTTGCAGTTAGTGGTGCGGTAGAGCCGGTGTCGGGACAGGCTGTCAAAAATGGCAGCAACAATATTCAATTATCAGCAACGACTGCAAGCGCGTTTATAAATGGCGACATGTGGATTGAGACAGAATCTCATATGTTGCAACTTGCTTTTGATAGTAGCAGCATCACCTCCGCTGAATTGTACATTAAAAACAATCGAGTGAATCAAAATGATGGTGCGCTTGGTAATTATGCACTATCGCCAGATGACAGTTTTACCGTCAATATTGTTAGTCAAGCAGTCAACGCAAGCGAAAAGTCCATCTCTGCTGAGATATCAATTACCAAAACTGTGACGGGTGTTGATGTTTTAACAAGACCGGGCGTATCACCAGTATTCAAACCTTGGTCAAAAGAGCAAAAGCTGCGGTTTGAGAGCGCGCCCATCAAAGGTTCGGCTGTTGTCAGCAGCTCTACAGAGCCTAAAACAACATCGCTAACACCTACTGTGTTTTATATAGATCTACCTCGTACTGTTGATGCGCCAGTACTAGCAGGGTCGTTAATACTTGATATGAACGGTGAGGTTTTGACAGACAAGTCGGGAGTGGTGTTTAAAGACAAAACTCAAGTCGGCACTATCGACTATCAAAGCGGTGTTATTGCTCTGACGACATGGACAGCTAGCGGTTATGGCTACAGATTGCGTCTAAAGTCTCTAACTCGCGAAAATGACCCTGTGCCACTTGCTAGTATGATTTTTAGAACTCCTGTATCACCAATCAAAAAAGCAAGCTTGCAGATTAATTGTGAGCTTGCTAACGGTACTAATTTGAACTTATCGACTGACTCGCAGGGCAATATCACAGGTCACAAATATGCTCATGGCACAGTTGATTTTAAAGCAGGTGTTGTGGCGCTGTACTTTTACGAAAAGCTTAAAGTATCTGAGCATCCAAACGTCAATAAAGAGCAATGGTACGACGTTGATAATATCTACACCGAGACAGCTACAGGAGCTACTCAATTTATCAACAAGCCCGTGTATGTTAAGCCGGATAGCATCAGATACAACGCTATCGCTTACACATACTTGCCGCTCAATAGTGAGATTATCGGTCTTGACCCTGTGCGTCTACCGACTGATGGGCGTGTGCAGTTTGTCAAAGCAGGTGACTCAATCGCTATTACCGAGCTTAAGACAAAGCAGTTACCAACTCACGAGCCTAATGATTCTTTTAACTTAGGGTTTGAGCGCTTGTCTGATGTGACAGTTGTAGATAGTGAGGGAGTTAAAGTTAGCTACGATGTGCTCAATATCGACTTAGACGCAGGCACTGTAGCGTTTGACAGCTCATTTAGCGCATCGAGCTATACACCGCCATTTACAGCTAAATACCGCATTATGGACCTAGCGCAGGTCGTTGATACTGACATATCTGGACGTGTGACGCTATCCACGGCTATTACTCATGACTACAGCACAAAAGCAGTGTTTAGCACAATGTTGTTAGCCGGCGATATGCAGTCACGAGTAACTAATGTCATGAGTCAAAAATCATGGAATGGCCAATGGTCTAATCAGTTAATTGGTGAGCGCTCAGAGTCGCAAATAAAGACCACTAACAACCCGATTGTAGTAACTAATCGTGACGCAATCACTGAACGCTGGGCGCTTATCTTTACAAGCTCAACGTCGTTCAGAATATTAGGCGAGACGGTCGGTGAGATTGGCTCGGGTGCGATTAATAGTGCTACAGCTCCAATCAATCGCATGACATCCAATCCTTATTTTACCATCCCCCCCGAAGCATGGGGGTCAGGATGGGATGCAGGAAATGTGGTGCGCTTTAACACCATTGCAGCGGCTTATCCCTTGTGGATTGGCAACGCAATACAGCAGCATCAATTGTCGAGACTAGATACTTACGATTTTACTATTGGTTATCATGCCAACATAGACCGCATTAGAGGACAACAATGATTAAATGGTTTGATAGTAAATTAATGGGCAATAAAATCCCCGTTATTACAAACACGCAGGGTGATTTAGTTAAAATGCTAAATGCTATTTTGGTAGACGGTTGCAATAGTCAGCCAGTAACATCTATTAGTTATAGCGATGGCATTTGTACGTTAACACTGCAAAATGGGCATGGGTTTTTAATTGACAGCGTGGTTGATGTTGTTGGCTCTACACAAGCAGGCCTGCAAGACAAAGAGTTTAGAGTAACAAGCGTGAGCACGACAACAATTAGCTTTAAGTCCGACTCTGTGGTTGATGAGCAAGGTCTATCAGTGCGCTATGCTCCGCTTGGCTGGACGCAGCACTTTGCCAGTGAGGGCCGCACATGCTATCAGTCATCAGACCCACGTTATCCTGCATTTTTACGAGTTGATGACACAAAGCTAGAGGGCACAAGTGCAAGTGCTGCTAAATTTGCGACTGTTGAGATATGTGCAAACATGACAAGCTTTGATAATGCCGATTGGCAATCTCCATACAACTCTTCATACCCTGAGCAAAATCGGGAAACAATATCGGGTCGTAGTAATGGCTGGTTCAAATGGTATTATGCAAGTCCGTACTCCACAAGTCCCGATAGAGGCTCTACCACAAATCCTGATGGAGTTAGGGACTATATAATTGTGGGTAATAAAAGTAGCTTTTGGCTCATTAGCTATCCCTATGCAGATGTCACCAATAACAACTTGGGTGCTGTTTTGGGTGTGCCTTTAGTTGATTTTGGGGTGCAAAAATTCCAAACTCTCGTTGCAAGAAGTGGGTTTGGCATAGGCTCGCAAATCGGCTATCCGCATTTCACATTCGCGGAAAGCGATAATAATTCATCAGCTCCTTATTTAAAAAATTACGGTCGGGTTTTTGCTACACATTTAGTGAGCTACACAGAGCATTATCTAACAGATATTCTTTTGCAGTCACCAATATATCAAGGCGACAGTAGCGGACCAGTCTCAGGTGTTTTCGAGGGTGTTGGCATAGTGCCATTTGCTGACAACATGAAACTATCATCTCATATTGTCAAGCATCAGAGCGCAAGATACAAGATAGTCAACATTGGGCAACCTTATCAATTGGCATTTAGCTTGGGGGATGTCTAATGCAGTCATTATTGTTAGTGCAAGCAGGAGAGTATGGGTTGAGAGACTTGTCCAGTCATGCTCGTTTACTGCCATCAAACTTAAATCGCGTCAACATTATTGATGGTCATTACTATTACAATCTGGACGGAGATACCGCAGCTAAATGGCGAATTGATCGCCGGATTCCAGTAGATAGTAAAAAAATGACAATAGAGGGTTGGGTTTATCAACCAAGCGCCCGTACAAACGGGGGGCAGTATTTAATTGGAGGACTGGCTAAAAACACTTGGGAAAAAGGATTTTATTTAGGACTTCATTACGATAGAGGTGGGTTTGTTTTTCCGACCGGCGATGGCGAGCGAGACTACCCAGTCTATGACGCCGTCCCTCATGATACGCCTGTGCATTTTGCATGGGTGATGGATGGGGCCAACAAAGCACTTTATGTTAACGGTGTTTTGTTTAAGTCTGAAAAACTAGAACATGGGATTACCATGCCCGAAGCCTTGACTTTTGGATATGCTAATTTTAATAACCAGCCAAACAACTTTGCATATACTTATCTACATCAGTTAATAATCTGGGACGATGTTAAGTACACAGACAATTTTACGCCAAAGTATATTAACTATGAACAACAAGACTTAGCAGTAGCTAGCACTCTCTCCACAGGTAAAATAGTGCCATCTAACTACAATGGCGTTATTACAGACAAAGTGCTTGAGCTTGGAGTGCCAGTGTCTCGTAAAGTATGCGCCTATCATCGGAGTACTAATGAGCTGATAGCAGTAACATGGTCAGATGATGAGGGTAATTATCGACTAGACAACTTGCGACCAAATACTGAGTACTACATTGTATCTATTGATCATGAGCGCGATTTTAATGCTGTTATACAGGATATGGTGAGAACGAAAACATGATGCTTACTGATGACGCTAAAAACGCGATGCTGCAAGGCTTGGCTGATAAATTAAACGAGGGTGCTAATGCATCCTTAGTTATTTATGCCGATGATGATGCAGTCGCTACTTTTGAGATGCCAAATCCGATTGATGACAGTATAACAAGTGGTAAATTAACTTTTAACTTGCCTAAACAGGTATTAGCAACAGCATCTGCAACGCCTACTACAGCTAAGTTATTTAATGGCAATAGTATTGAGGTGGCATTACTGACAATTGGCACAGATATGATTTTAGACAACTCGGCAGTCTACAAGGGCGGCTATGTCAGCATTACGAGTTTAACTATACAAATTTGACGGGGGTAAATGATGACGGACTACACCCCTAGCACCACCTTAAATTTTACAGAGCCTTATGAGCCGTCATCATTACTTGAGTTTGGTAAAGATGCGACAGGTAGCGCTCCCACAGTTAATGCTATTGTTGCTGCGACAATCGTTGTTATTGCAAGCGTCTCAGGCACAGCTAAAAGACCAGTCGTTAGCGCCACAGCAAATATCATCTACGACTTAAACGCTCAGTTGTCTAGCACAGTGTCTTATGATGCTAACGTGTTTAGAGGTGCTACTTGTGACAAGCAAGGTGGTATTGAGTCTAGCAGATTAATGAGTAGTGCAGTTAGTAGCGATTATGACGCCGCAACAGCATTGTTTATTGATGACAGAGTGTGTTTTAAGTCATCTCAGATAGTTACTAATAATATCGTTATAGATTTTGAGGCCACTAGATATCTATCGATAAAATCTGTGGTACGCGCTGAGCAATCAAGACTCATTGGCAATATCAAGCGCAGCATCAATGAGACAGTTAGGTTTATTAGTCACAAGCGATTAATTACTACTGAGACTGGACGGCTAATTGGCAGAGTTAAGTCTGCAAGTGCTGAGACTATGCATTTATTAGCACAGCGTCAGCGATATGCTATCGAGACAGCAGCGGCAATAGGCAGAAGCGACTCACATCGCGTATTACCAGCTAGATTTGATGCTATTGTTAAGCGGTCCGGTCTTGAGACAGCTAAGATTCCGCCTTGGGCTGCGTCTCATGTGGTTGTTATTGACAGTGATAACTCCTATCAAGGCTCAACCTTGCTTAACTTTGAGTGTCCATGGGTTGACTCAAGCGCACTACTAAACTTTGGTATTGGTTGTCAATATCAAGATACAGGTAACACGTCGCCATTTGGCTCAGGAGTTATATTTGTGATTAACGATTTATTGCTCACTCGCACAGATACCGGCGATGAGATTAAGATGTTGAGCTTTAATGTCGGCATTGATAACAATAGTTACTGTTGGTCGTTTAGTGCAAATGTACCAATCAATGAACTATCAAAAGTCGATATTACCAATGAGTCTGAGATCGAGGTAGAGTTATCAGTCAACAATCAGACATGGCGCTTTATATTAGATGCTTGCGATGACAACGCACAGTTTAATGATGCGAGTCTAACTATCAAAGGCAAGAGCCGAGCGTCAAGGCTTGCCTATCCGTTTGCTCAGCATCGGGGTTACAAATACACGATGTCCATGACGGCGCGTCAGATAGCTAACGATGAGCTTAATCGCGATAGTATACCGTCGGGTTTTACGCTCGATTGGCAGCTTGTTAGCGAGCTTGGATGGAACGTTCCGGCTAATACTTACAGCTACTCGCACAGGACGCCTATTAATAGTTTGCAATGGATTGCAGAAGCGGCAGGTGGTTTTATTAACTCGCATCCCTCGCAAGACGTTATCCGAGTGCTGAGCAACTACCCAATACCGTCGTGGGAGTGGGCGGCACAAGACCCGAGCATCACCATCCCCGAGCAGTTAATAACAAGCCGCAGCCGCAATCGTGTACAAAAGCCGCGCTACAATGGCGTCATGGTGTCAGGTGAGCGTGAGGGGAGTGTAGCAGCGCTTGTAAGGCGCACAGGTACATCGGGCGGTTATACGTCTAATCAAGTAGTTAGCGACCTCATCACAGATGCAGCAGTGGCACGTCATCGTGGTCAGTGTGTGCTTAGTGACACTGGCGATATCGGCAACATTGGGCTAACCCTGCCAATGCATAGCAGCATTGGACTACTGACCCCATCAACGCTAGTTAGAGTCAATGATGGTGAGTCATGGGTAGGCATGGTCCGAGGCACAAGCATATCGGGCAAATTAAGCAGCAATGAGTCACTATTGATTGAGCAATCCATTGATGTTGAGCGTCATTTTGACAAGGAGGTGGTCTAATGGCAATGGGTAATTTGTGGAAGCTGTTTACTGATGCAACCCGTGGCGACGCTCAGCAAATAGCAACAGTCAGAGACCGCACAGAGACTAAATATACGGTTGAGATGTCAAGCGGTAATTATACTGATGTGCAAGGTCAAGGTAGTTACGAGACAGGCAGCAAGGTGTTTATTAAAGGCTCTCAAATTATCGGACAAGCTCCAAATTTGGATTACACAGAGATTGAAGTATGACGGATATCAAAGACAAAACATCGACAAGCATCACTGTTAACAGTCAAGATATTGAGATTAAGCGCGTCAAAATGGGCAATCTGCCCGAGGTTACACGCGCATTTCAGCCGTTTGTCAAAGAATTTGAGAATATCGTAAACGCTCATAACACAGTGTCTAACGGTGACTTGCTAGGACTGATTAGCAGCTTTTCAGATAATGCGGTGATGCTTGCTGCTATCTTGACAGACAAACCGCCCAGCTTTTACCGAGAGCTTGAGCCGTTAGAGTTTTTACATGTCATGCAAACATTGATCTCCCATTCGGGGGATTTTTTTTTGACACAGATTTTCACGCCCCTGATCCAAATCGGCAAGCAACTCAATACACTTGGTACGACAGCTTACTTAAATTCGCAAAATTAGGGTTTAGCGCGGCTGACGTGGACGATATGTTATTTGGAGATTGGCGCGGTTATCAGCAGGCAATTGCCCGCGCTCGCACTGATAATATCAAAGACATGGCGATAGCATTTAGAATATCAAAGGTAGAAAAAAAGGATTGGGAGCAGTTTATTAACAGCTAACTGTTGCTGATTTGTCGTATATAAGCTAAAGTTTAGTAAATTGTATCAGTGGCTAAAACTATGAAAAAGCAACTATTTGGCATGCCTTTACACTACTCATTGATTGCATTTGCAGTAGTATTTTTTGGGCTTATGATTTATTTAAACAACTCTACTATGTCGCCCGAGGGGTTGGCAGAAATGGAAGCTAGACAAGCACAAAGGGTGCAAGATGAGTTAGACGCAGCAAAAGCAAACAGACTCAAACCAGAAGTTATGTCGGCTGACTGTCAAACAAGACTACAAAAAACGCTTAAGAACCCAAAATCTTTAGACATGACATACAGTCCGGACAATGTGAGAAACAACGGAGATGAGATAGTCGTCAGCTTTGATTATCGTGCTGAAAACGGTTTTGGTGGTATGACTGGCGGACATGCGACTTGTGCTTATACGCTAAACGGCTACCACAAGAGTAGTAATTTTATCTAACCAATATCATAAGGCAATAAGGCAATAATTATGGCAATCAATCAACAAGACCTAGCGCTAATCGCTGCTCCTATTACAAAAGAGCATTACCCAAAAACCTTTGATTTATGGGGCAGTGAGTGGATTGATAGAATTAACAAACTGTCAGTACAAGCAGCATTGCTAGTTGATAGGCGTGTAGACGGTGATAACGTTGCCTATGTTGGATTGTCTGAAGATAAGAGCAAAGCAAAAGCCAAGCCTGTGGTGTTTGTCGATACTGAGGGTTTTAAGAGGTATTACATTAGTGAGCGTCACGTCAAGCAAAGCAAGCTACCAAAACCTGTGCAAGTCTAGACAAAATAGAAGAACCCAGCCCTGCCACCGAGCAGGGTTTTTTATTGCCCAAAATTTGAGGTAGCAAATGGCAAATCAATTAGATTTTAGCGTCAGATTGCAGATGCTAACAGACTCGTTTAATCAAAACGTCCGCGAAGCAGGTGACCGATTTAGTCAAATGACGCGAACTATCAGTCAGCGTGTCGAGTCAATGAATGCCGATACGTCAAGAGCTGCCGACTTATTGGGTCGCCTTGGCAATGTAGACACTAACACTCTGACATCAGAGATTGAGCAAGCGGCGCAACAGCTGCGTAGCATGGGTTCAGGCGCTCAATTGACACAAGAGCAAATAGACGCCGCTATGCGTCAATCAGCGTTACACACAGAGCGATTAGCACAGCAGTTGAGAGTTGCCAAGCAAGAAGTAGAGCGGCTTGGTAGCACCTCTGCTACTCCTGCACAGTTAGCCGAGGCAGCTGCTAAAGTTGATAATCTAACTGCTAGAGTAGCCGAAGCTCGACTTAAAGTTGAACAACTAAGCAGTACTAACGGCACACCTGCACAAATCGAAGAAGCAAAAGCTAAAGTTGATAGACTGGGTGCTAGCATTACAGAAGCGCGTCAAGAGATTGTGCAGATGTCGCAGACACGCGGCACTCCTGAGGATATCGACTCTGCAAAAGGCAAAGTGGATAATCTTAGTAGCAGCTTGGCAGAAGCTCGCGCAAGGGTTAAGCAGCTATCTCAAACTCGCGGAACTCCCGAACAAATTGATGCAGCCAAAGCCAAAGTCGACAGTCTATCAAACGCAGTCGACGAAGCAAGGTTAAATGTTGAAAGGTTGTCTCGTACTAATGGTACGCCTGCTGACATTATCGAAGCCAAGGGACGCATTGATAGTGTCAGCTTGAGTCTCGACGAAGCGCGCTTGAAAGTCGAGCGGCTATCAAGAACCAACGGCACTCCCGATCAGATTGTCGAAGCTAAAAACAAAGTCGATAATCTCGCAGCGTCAATCACCGAAGCTAAATCCAAAGTCGAGCAATTATCGCGCACAGTCGGCACACCTCAAGACATCGCGGAAGCTAAAAATAGAGTCAATGATTTTGGTCTGAGCATTGATGCAGCTAAAGCCAAAGTTAAAGAGCTATCGCAAACTAAGGGCACACCAGAAGACATTGAAAACGCTAAAGCTAAGATTGCAAGCTTAAAAGATGAATTGTCTGCTGCTAAATTGGCAGTTAAATCTCTACGAGATAGTGACGCAAGCCCACAAGATATCGAAGCTGCTCAAAACAAGGTCAGGGCGCTAACATCGTATATTGAGGGCACAAGAGACGAAGTTAAAAGGCTACGTGAGACTAAAGGCACACCCGAAGATATCGCCAATGCTAAAAACGAGGTCAACAACCTATCGTTAAGTCTCGCTGAAGCTAGAGACCACGTTAAGTTATTGTCTCAGACTCGCGGAACGCCAGAAGATATTGCTGAAGCCAAAAATCAGGTTAACGCACTATCTCGAAGCTTAGCTGATGCTAAAAACGAAGTACGCCAATTGAGCGACACTAGCGCAAGTCCTGCTGATATTGCGACTGCTAAAGCAAAAGTTGAAGAACTTAAGGCGACGCTAGACGCAACTCGCGAAGAAGTTAGGCATCTTAGTCAAACTAGTGCCACTCCCGAAGATATCGCTGAGGCTAGAGCTAAGGTTACAGCGCTTAGTCAAGACTTGAATGAAGCTCGTACTGAAGCGCGTGAGCTTAATCAAACTAGCGGCTCACCTGCTGAGCTACTAGAAGCGAAAGCCAAAGTTAATCAGCTAAAAGAAAGTCTTAACAGTGCTCGTGAAGAAGTCCGTCAGCTAAGTCAAACTAATGCTAGTCCTGCCGATATTGCCGAAGCTAAGGCGCGTGTTGCTGCTCTGAAAGCTGAATTGGGAGAAGCGCGAACAGAAGCGCGAACACTAAGTCAGACAAGTGCTACACCTGCCGATATTGCCGAAGCCCGAGCTGCTGCCAATGCGCTAGAGCAAGAGCTTGAGCAAGCAAAGCAGGCAGCTTTAGACTTAAGTCGTACTGGCGCAAGTCCGGCGGAATTGGCAGAAGCTGCTGAGCGTGTGCAGCGTCTAGAGCAAGAGTTGGGCAGGGCATCACGCGCTAGCACTGACTTGGCTAATGAGATGTCACGCGCTATGAATCGTGCGTCAGACACTGCTGAAGCTGCGCGCAATGCTATTTATCGCATGACAAACACACGTCTACCGGACACTGTCACTAATCAAATTAACGAGATGCGACGTGCATTGACTGAGTTTCAAAACGACAGTACACGACCTGCGGAGGAAATCCGCAGAATAACGCGCATCACAGAGGAGCAGATACAGCGGCTAGAGCAAGAGCTGCGCGGACTTGATGACCAGATAGACCGCACAACTCAAGAGACACATAGTTTTACGGGTGGTATCAGTGGCGTTAGAAACGCTATTGGTAGCTTGCAAGGTATGTTAGCAGCGGCAGGTCTTGGCATTGGCGTCGCTGAAATTATCGAAACCTCTGATGCATTTAAGACGCTAGAAGCTCGCATCAAGCTTGCTACCGGAGAAGGTGCGGCATTTGTCACGGCCTTTGAAGGCGTTAAACGTATTGCTAATGAGACATTTAGCAGCATTGAAAACACGGGTGAGTTGTTTGCCCGTGTTACTCAGTCAGCAGAAGCCCTAGGATTAGCCCAGTCTGAGGTCTTGGGCATTACTCAGTCTATCAACCAAGCCATTAAGCTGTCGGGCGGTAGCGCTGCGTCTGCTGATGCTGCGATTACTCAGTTGATACAGGGTTTGCAATCAGGTGTTGTGCGTGGCGAGGAGTTTAACTCGATCATGGAGCAAGCCCCACGCTTAGCTCAAGCGATGGCGGCAGGCTTAGGAGTTACTCGTGGTGAGCTGCGAGCGATGGCAGCAGATGGCAAGTTAACATCTGAAGTCGTCTTAAGAGCCGTCCAGTCTCAAGCCGATGTCATTACTAAAGAGTTTGACTCACTACCAATTACGGTCGGTAATGCAGTGGCAGTCATGAAGAATAAACTCTTTGACTTTATCGGCAATATGGATAAGACAGTTGATCAGTCATCCAAACTTGCTGAAGCCATTAACTCTATCAGTAGCGCCATGGAGAACATGGACCCGACTACTATAGATGCTATCAATCAAACGTTTAATCAGTTGATGACGACTGTGGGAAGCTTATGGCGCACCATTGCAGATACATACAACGGTATAAATGAATGGATTGGCATACTGACTAATAGCGCTGACGTGGCGAGCGAGAAAGTAGGAATTATTACTCGCACTATGCAAGGTGTCAGCATTGTATTGGGCACTATCAATGATGGCTTGGCAGCGATAAGTATTGCATCTAATGTTGTTGAGGGGTCAATATCTGCATGGCTATCGACACTGACACTAGGCTTGTCAAAAGTCACATTTGGTGAGCTATCAGCAGACTTAGAAGCATTTGCACAGCGTCTCGCTAAAAACTCATCAGAGTCGTACAAAAAAGCCGAAGATGCTGCAATGAGCTTTAAGTCGGCAGCAAAAGCAGCTTTAGATGATGCGGCTAAAAGCAATCAGGACAGACTCAATGAAGTAGCCGAATCTGCAACAGCAGCTTATCAGCAAATGTCTCAAGATGGTCAGGCGTCAGCTGAAGCTCTAGAGGGTGCGTTTGCTGAAATGGCTAAGGCTCAGGTTAAAGCACATGGCGAAGGCGCACTGGCATCTTTGCAAGCACTTGGTGCTGAGCAAAACTTAAAAGTCGCTATCGATGAGACAGGCAAAGCTATTGTCGAGAAGATGAGCGATAACGAGATAGCTGCGGCATCAGCAGAAACTACAGCTAAAAATATTGACGCTGCTTATAGCAAGCTCGCTGATACTGTTGGCGTTGGTCTCAGCGAAGGATATCGAGAGGCAAAAGCGGCTGTACTAGAGCTGTCTAAAAACTTTGATATCTTAAGCGAATCCGGCTACCAAGCAGGTGAGGTCATGGTTGCGGCGCTTGGTGATATGGTTAAAAAGGCTAAGAACACTGACGAACTGCAAGATGTTATCTCAATTTGGGAGGACTTGGGAGAACAGGGCAGGCTGACAGGTGAGGATTTGGCAGCAGGTCTTGACTTAGCTAACGAGCGACTGGACGCACTGACTGAGGGCGTCAATAGTGTCAACGAAGCTTACAAGCTGCTAGGTCTTACGACGCGCAAAGAAGCAGCTAAGCAAGCCGAAGTTTACAACCAAGCTTATAGCATGATTGTAAAAGACGGTGAGGCTACAGCAGGTCAGCTTATTGAAGCGTTTAAAAAGACTGCTAAAGCTCAAATCGCGGCGAATGGAGATGTCATCGACGCTACAACACGAGCGCAAGCTGCACAGCGCGGCTTGACAGTCTCTGTCGATGAAACGGGTCGTGTGTCGTTTGAGTCTATGAGTAAAGCAGCTCGGGCGACTAATGACGCCAAGCCTCCAGTTGACAGAGTTAAAAACAGCATGTTTGAATTGAGCAGCGCGGCAGGTAAAGCTGGCAACTCGATGAAAAACGCAGCTGATAAAGCTTATCGGTCTTACGACAAACTCAAAAGTAAGATTGATGAGTTAAAAACAGCTCAAGCTCAATTAGATGCTGAGCGCAAAGCACGAAACTCTGCGCCAGAGTCTAATCAATTTGGCACAAAGCAAGGCGTCGAGGGGTTTTTAAAATCAGCAGGATTGTCGTCAGACGAAGCAGCTGAGCAAGCGCGTAAGTTGTACGCCAAGTCGGGTAAGAGAGACGGAGCGCTCAACTTTGGTCAACTGCAAGGCTTTCGAGATGGACAGCGCTTGTCGATATCTGACTTACAAAACTTTAAGACAGCGAGTCAATACTTATCTGACATCGCACAGCGCGAAAAAGTGCGTCAAAAAAGTCGCTTAAATGGTGGTAAGCGCGATACAGACGACGATGACTCAAATAAAGAGTCGTCTAGACGCGAATCAAATCCAGCGCCTTATGACTCAGAGGAACAGAAGCAACAAGCCCTGCGCCTCTATAACAAAAAGCTTGAGAACTTAATAGAGGCAAAGCAAAAAGGAGCATCTGCTGATGATTTAAGAGACTACAAAGAGGTCCTAGATAATGCCGCCAATATGCTTAAGGAGCTAGGCGTAGCAGTGCCTCAGCAACAAGTCTTGTTTGACAAAATCGCTCAGAGAACCATGTCGTTAAGCACTCCCACGTTGCCTGAACAAACGCCGCAAAAAACAGTACAAATTGAGATCAAGCAAGGCAGCAAGCGCATTAATGCAACTGTGCCAGAAAATCAAGAGAATGACTGGATAGATTTTGCCAAGAAACTTGGTGAATCTAGAGCATTAGCAGGATATTAACCACCGCCTACGGGCGGTTTTTTATTGACTAAATTTAGGAGGGCGTATGCCCCATAACATCAACCAATACGATTTTTTGTTACTCAAAGCACTGATGTATCTACCCAAAGTTTTTGCGGCAATCATAGGCGCTATCTTTGGATTAGTGCTGTCGGGTGATATTGGCAGAGATGGCAAAATCAGCATCAATATGTCAGTTATCATCAAGTTTACTATAGCTGTCACAATCAGCTTGTACGGCGGCGAAGCGTCTATCGAGTATTACGGATGGCAGAGCTACAGTGTGATGACACACGGCTTTATCATGCTCGGGTGGGCTATATTTGGCATGTTAGTAATCGGCGTTGTTTATCAGTCAATAGCGCTGATGCAAGGCAAGCCGCTTGCCGAGATTATCAAAGAGATTAAAGACGCATTTTTTGCGATATTTAATCGCTAACCCTAATTTTAATAATCAATAGCCGCTTTTAGCGGTTTTTTTACGTCTGGGGGATGCAGTGGATAAAAAATTAACAGAGCGACAGATTAAGCAAGCAGCGCAGGAAAATGGTATCGAGTATGCAGCGCTTCGATCAGCAATCGAAGTTGAGTGCAAAGGTAGCGGATTTGATAGCAATGACAATCCAGTGATTTTATTTGAGCCGCATATCTTATGGCGTGAGCTTGGCAAAGTTAGATACTTTACCAAGCGCGAGCAGTTACATGACTTGTTCCCTGATATTTGCTGTGAAACTTGGGATCGCTCACTGTACAACGTGCGGCCACAACATCAAAAGCTGTATGTAGCATCAGTATTGCATTGGAATGCTGCTCACAGCTCTTGCAGTTGGGGTATAGGCCAAGTTATGGGCTTTAACTGGCAGTCATTAGGTTATAAATCACTACGAGAATTTATCGATGCAATGCACGAAAGCGAAGCTAAGCAGTTAGATGCTATGATTCGCTTTATTAAAGTGAATGGCTTGCTTGATGAGTTACAGCGTAAAGATTGGGCAGGGTTTGCGAAAAAGTACAATGGATCCAGTTATAAAGTGAATAAGTACGATGAGAAGCTGGCCGCTGCTTATAAAAAGTTCAAACGAACTTAAAATTCTTGCTACTATAAGCAAATGGCAACCAAACTAATCAAACTCAAAGAATCAGCGCAGCGCATTGATGAATCACTCGATGCGCTATTTAAGTTAATATCACGTTGCTTTATGACAGTTATGACTGTATATACAAGCGTCTTATTGATCTCTCTTATGTTGATGCTTTTGAGTATTGCAGTCTATGCGATTTATTTATTAGTAGTTTGATAATCAGCAACTAATACCAAATCCCTTTAGCAGCTGCCACAATAATAGTAGTAATGCTTTAATCTTTGGCCGCAATCAGGACAGCGATTGTGATTAATAAACATCTATATTTCCTTTTTTAATTTGTCTAAATAATCAGCCCAAGCTTGCATCATTACTCTACGATCATCAAGCCACTTGACACGATTGTAAGCCCTGCCGTTGCTGTCAAAAACTTTATGAGCTAGCTGCATCTCAATCATGCGATAGTCGTATTTCAGCGTTTCTTCAAGCAGTGTTCGAGCAATAGCTCTAAACCCTTGGCTGGTCTGCTCACTGCCATCAAACCCCATTCTTTTTAATGCTTGGTTAAGTGTATTTTCCGACAAAACACCACTTGCTGAGGTCTTAGACGGAAAGACATACTCGTCTTGTGCATATTCTCGCATCTCATTCAAGACTTGTAGAGACTGCTTAGATAAAGGCGACACCATGTCTATTCCGGTTGATTTTTTAGTTTTAGATGGCGTATAAGTCCATAGTCCTTTTTCTAAATCAATATCACGCCATCTCAAGTGTCTAACTTCGCCCGGCCGCGCGAATGTCAGTATTGCAAACCTTAAGGCCCTACGTGTTGCAAAGTATCCGCTGTAACCATCTATAGCTATCAATAGTTCTGACAGTCTTTTCTCGTCTAAAATGGCAGGAGCGTGCTTGACTTCGCCGGTTCCAAAAACACCTCGCAAGTGCAAAGCAGGATTTTCTGTAGCTCGACCAGTCGCAATAGCATGAGTCATAACCTGACTTATTTTAGTTCGCATCTTTTGCAGCTTAGTATAATGTCCTGCGGCTTCAACTGGCTTTAGTGCCTTCATACAATCCATGACAGTAATTTCTGAAACGGGCTTATTTCCAATTACTGCTATTATTTCGTCTATAGCAGTTGTAGTTTTTTTTAGCGTCGTATCTGCATAATTCATAGTTTTCACCCACTCCAAATACACAGATTTAAAATCATTAGCTATTTTAAGCCTTTGTTCTTTCTCTGCCTGCTCTTTAGCTGACTTTGGATCAACATTATTCTCTAGCAATTTTTTAAACTCGTCTTTTTTGCTGCGAGCTTCTGCAAGCGAGATAGACGGATAACGCCCTATTTTTATGCTATCGGGAATACCCGTAAATGGTCTCTTGTATGCAAAAAACCATGTCTTGTTGCCCGTGCTGTAGACATTAAGCTGCAATCCGTCGCCATCATATAGACGATAGAGTTTGTCACGTGGCTTTGCTTTTGATACTTCTGTGTTAGTAAGGGGTTTAGTTTGTCGTGCCAT